ATTAGCTTGTTTAAAAATATAATCTGGGTTATTGCTATTGAAGAATGTTTTTAGTACTTGTTTTAGGGTTAGGGTTTTAGTATTGGGATTTAGTTTTGGGTAGGTATTTGTTATTTCTTTGTTTAGAAGTTTTTGTGCTAGTAGTTTGGTATCGGGTTTAGAGATAGCTGTATATCCGTTTGAGTAGTAGGTATCGTTATCTATGGTAAAGGTATAGTATTCATCGAATGTTGAATCATCTTTGGTGAATAGTTGTTTTATATTTGTTGCGTTAACTGGTTTCAGTCTATATTTTAGTTGTAGTAGTTTTGATTTAGATCTATTCCAATCGAATGATGCGTTAAGGGTTTTGGCTAGGTCTAGAACGTATCGGTGGTATTTTGATTTTACTGGGGTGCTTGCTCCACCTTCATCTCCGCTGATTCTATTTTCGTTGGGGGAGTATGTTACCATGGCGTGTGGTTTATTGTTTGAGTCAAATAGTGCGATGATTGTTCGATCGGGGTCATAGCTCATGACACCGGCTGATCCGCAGTTACGCATTAGGTTACCTAGGAAGAAGCATTTGGGTCCTACGTTGATCCATTTGAATCCGTTCTTATATATTTTTAGGGGTTTAGTATTTTGGAATACCTGGTATTCTTCGTATTTTTTATTGGCTTGGTCGAATGTTAAGTTTTTATATGGGTTAAGGTCTGTGATCTTTTTTGCTTTTATATTTTGTATAAATGGGTAGTAGGTAAAGAATGTTTCGTCGAAGAATTTATCTTCTATGATTTTGATTAGGTTTATTTTTTCATCTTGTAGGTATTGATTAACGGGTATTTTGTCTATTACATGTATAGGCAGTCCGATATCTTGTCTAAGTTTGTTGTATTGTTCTATGTTATCGGTAGCGTCGTATAGATCTATTATGTTTCTTAAATTTGTTCTATCGGTGAATGATGAGTGGGCGAGTTTAAACCAATCTTTATTATCGGCACGGGTATTTTTATAATCTTTATACCAACTGGCTATTTGGTATGCTAGTTTGCCCCATTGTTTAAAGAATAGTTTTGCTATGATGGGTGGATAGCCTAGGTTGATAATATTATCTTTACTTTCGGTGATTATATCTATAATTCTCATGGGGATATTTATCTTGAAATAATGATTAATAATAATTGGTATGGTGGATAAATATTGTTAACTTTGGAGATTTGGGCATGCGGTTTAGGGAGATAGTAGAGGGGCGTAGTGATCCTTTGGACAATCCTGCATTTAGAAGTTGGTTTGGTGATTCACAGGTTGTTGATAGTAGTGGTAAACCGTTGGTGGTGTATCATGGTACGACTGGTGATTATACTAGTTTAAAGTTATCTAGTGAGGGTGCTTTAGGTGCTGGTATATATTTGACACCCAATGCTGAGTTTGCCGGTAATTATGCCAGTGGTAGTGGTGCCAATATAATACCTGTATATGTATCCATGCAGAATCCGTTGATTATAGACGGTGGTCGTGATGATCCTATGATATATGCTTTGGTCAAGTTAGGTGTTGATCGTGACCGGGCTGTACGTATGGTTGAACGTGCGTATGATGAACATGGGTATATACGTCGGCAGGTAATGAGTCGGGCATTGGCTGCTGGACATGATGGGTTGATTCAATACAGGGATGGCAGGGTTGCTGAGATAGTTGCCTACAATCCCTCACAGGTAAAGAGTGCTGTGGGTAATAGTGGTCGGTATAGTCCCGGTGATCGCAGTATGGTAGGTGAGGGTGGTATACGTAGAACTAGGGTCGATGTTGATGGTCCACCTCCTGAACCCGATTATTCTGATAGTTCGCCTGATAGAGTAGGTAGTGGGTTATTTTATACTGCCAAGGAAAAACCAGAGGGTGATATTGAATTAGGAAAATATTCGCCAGTAGCATCTGATAGATATAAGGACGATGCAAAAGTTGTATGGATACGTGCTATGGAGCGGTTGATGAAGCAGGGTAATCCATATGTGCCTCGGGTATATGAAATGAGTACTGATAGGTATCGTGACGCAGATGGTAAATTAAAGGTAGTGCCTAAGTTTAGTATGGAACGTTTGTTTAAAATTTCGGATTTAAATAAAACAAGTTATACTAGCAGAACTGATGATGAAGTTTTTTACAAGAATTTCATGGGTATGGTAGGTCAGGTTTCTAATGCTTTGCGAATTTCATTTGAGGATAGTTTTAGACAAAGTGATTATAATCCTTATAATTTATGGCAAGCTTTTGTTGAACATTTAGCTATAATAATAAAAGGTGGGGATGAATCAACATATTATGATCTAGATCCTAAGTTTATGGATGTTGTTAAAGTTCTTAGACGGGTGAAGGAAAAAGCTGGTTTGTATAGAGGTTTTGATCTTCACACCGGTAATTTTATGGTCAGAGCCAGTCAGTATGGTTGGAATGTTGTCGTTACAGATCCATTCGTTTAAAGGAATTATATATGAGATTCAATGAAATTGTTGAAGCATGGAGTGAGAAGTATAAACGAAGCATTGATTGTTCCAAACCCCGGGGGTTTAGTCAACGTGCTCATTGTGCAGGTAGAAAAAAGCGGGGCATAAAAGAATTTGCCCCGGATTCTGGGGGTGGTCGTTGGTATAGTGATAGTGAGATGATGGATATAGTGGGCAAAGGTTGGGACACTAGCACGGACTCCAATCTATTCGCTGAACAATTAATAATGGATGCGCAGGATTGGCTTGACAAGATGGGCTATGATGTTAGAGTTATAGATGTCAAACGATACAATCGGGAAGTCTATTGGTATATAGAGGGTAGATTGTTTAAGAACAGGGACAGGTTAAGTGAGATAAGTGTGGCTCAACGTCGTCGTCAACGGAAAGCCAGTAGTTCTATGAAACGACAGGATGAGTTAGATCGTGAGACTAACAAATTAGCATCTAAGTCGAATGATAAATTAATACGTAAAGTAAAACCTAAAAAAGCAGTGAGTAAATCGGATGAGGTTGGTGGTATATTTTCTGATCCCATGTTTGACAAATATAAAGTGGACACCAGTATAGATACTTCTTTTGAGGGTGGTTATTATTTGTATTTCCATGTAACTCTTGATGGGATATATCTGTATTGGGGTCGTAATGTAGAGAATTTTGAGCAGGCCGAAGTGTACAAACAGTTTAAGCATATGGGTAGAAATTTTAATGCAAGAGAATTTCAACAGGTAATTGATTATATTGTTGCAAAAACTAGCAGAGGTGGTGAGCCTGGATATTGCAGTATTGTTATTCCAAAGAAATTTTTAACTCACTCATATATACAGGGGGCATATTCTTATCTGATGAATCGTTATCCACAGGATGATCCTACCATGAATGCCAGTGTTTATTGGGAGTTGGTATGAGGTTATATGAAATTATTATAGAGAGTGACAGTTCTATTAAAAATATAAGTTCTATTGATGATCCTTCCCTATCTGTAGTTCCCAGACCAGCGGTTCTGTATCGTGCAGCCGGACCTATACAAAGATATCCAGGTACATTTTGGTCATCAATTAAAGATTATGTAACCCGACAATATGCCAATAAGGGCAATCGTGTTATTAGAAAACTTACTGACTTACCTGAACGTACACTTAATATTACTACATTAAGTAAGGTATCGGCAGAAGCTAAGCAAAGTATGATGCAGGATTTTAGCAGGTGGATGAATAATAAGTATCCAAATCTTCCTGTGGAGGATACTTATCTATATGAGGTATTGGTAAACAATGAATCTGACTTTCCATATCCTACGGTGCAAGATAATGATTACTTACGCAGTAAAGGATACAGTGCTGTATATTTTGAGCAGGAGGGTGGGGAGAAGGTTGATACTTGGTATATTATAGGGGATCGAGATCCCCGGGTGTTAGAGAATGAAATGGATCATGCTGTAGCATTAAAGAAAACTGGATTCTGGGGTCGTAGTGCTGCCGGGTGTTTATTTCAGGCACGGGATACTGGGAGAATATGTATAGCCCATAGAAGTGATGAGGTAGAAAAGCCAAATACATGGGGAACATGGGGTGGTGCTATAGATCAGGGTGAAAGTCCTGAAGCAGCTGTTCGAAGGGAGGTGCAAGAAGAGGCTGGTTATTATGGTACGATTGAGTTAGTGCCCCTGTATGTGTTTAAACATACCAGTGGATTTACCTATTACAATTTTTTAGCTTTGGTAGAAACTGAATTTGATCCAAAATTAAATTGGGAAACACAGGGTTATAAATGGGTTGATTTTGGTAATTGGCCAAGACGGTTGCATCCTGGTTTACGTTTATTGTTGGCCGATAATGCAAGTATGCAATTAATGAAACAGTATAGTACTGGAGATAAAATGGCAAAAGAATCTGTACTAGAATCAACGGAGGTTTCTGGTGCTAGTGGAACATTACCACCGAAGCCGGGAACTGTAGATATACCAGTGGGTACTGTTAGATTGTATCATCAGAGTAAACCGGATAATTTAGAAAAGATTGCTAAAACAGGGTTGAGTATTGCACATGCTAGGGGGATAGAGGGTCCACGTGCTATATATGCAAGTGAACGTGGATTTTATGGAGAACCTGGTAGAGTTCCAACCTTAGAATTTTATGTTGATCGGGATAAATGGGATGATCCTTTTGTTTTAGAGGATGTACCACCCGAACAAATGATAGCCATACATTTACCGTGGCATAGTAAGGCTAGGTATATTTTAGATAATCCCGATACGTTGGAGAAAGCATTGAGTGGTGACTTTGACGATTTGCGGGATGATTATGCTACGGCAGTGGAGTATGTAAAGCGTATGAAAAAGAATAATTTATCAGAGAGCGAACAACGTTGGTATTATGGTAATAGACAATCTATTAACAAGAATAAAATTATATCCGAAAACGAGGGATATAAATTAAGTCAACTGGCTAAAGTAAGTATTAATATGGAGGATGCTGATTTTTGGTTAGTTCGTAGAGGGTCTATCGGTGATGTAGGACAACCTTCTCGTGATTGGAATCCAGAGGATATAGGTATAAAAATAGTTAGAACTGATTTAGTTCTGCCGAAGTTTTTTTATTATTTGATGCAATATTTGTGGCAGGCTGGTTATTGGAGGGAAAGAGCTGTTGGTACCACTAGATTGGTAAATATACGTATTGAGGATGTTAAAAATATAGTATTTGGAAACAAGTAATAATGCTCATCACAGAAATAATTGATACAAAATTCAAAACGTCCGGTCCTGAAAAATGGACTGATGGCAATGAGGTTCCTGATGCAAGAAATAGGGTTGGTGCAGGTGTAACTTCATTTGCCGTGGATGGCGGAGATGAGCAAAGTCAGGGTGAAGTAAAGGTCAAGAGAATTTTATCTCCTCTTACAAAGAAACAATTGGAACGAGATGCCAAATATACATGGTTCAAAGCCATACAACCATTATTAAAGGATGGTAATCCATATGTACCTAGAGTGTATGATGTTGATATAACAGCATATGAAAAACCAGGTTCAAAGCAAGAATATTTTTCACCCACTTATAAAGTAGAACGTCTAGTAAATTCAATGGATATATTCTCAATATCTGCCGGTAGTGGTGGTCGTAGAAGTTTAGATTATGATAGTATTCTTTCAATGGCTAAAATAATATCTCCCAGTCTAGAAAAGAAAATGTTGCAGTATGATAAAGTAAATATAAGAGATACTGGATATAGGGCTACAAAAATACAAAATTGGAATATGTTAGTATATATGATTCGAGATTATATGATAATTGAAAATATGTTCAACGATGTTGACCCCCAGTTTATGAAAGTTATTGATTTAATAAAAAGTTTAACCAATACCCGACAATGGAATTTAGATTTTCACCCTGGTAATTGTTTAATACGTTTGGGGGTGGGTGGTCCTAGACTAGTTGTATATGATCCAATCGTATAGAGAAATATTATGAGAGCATCTGAATTTTTACACACAAACAGCTTAGACAAACCTATACGGAATTATGAAAACTTTATTTCATGGTTTGGTAACAGTGTAGCAGTAGACAGTAAAAATAGACCATTGGTAGTATATCATGGTACTGGTGCGTCTTTTGACGAATTTAGTTTAGATTATAGAGGTGAAGATAAGGGTAATGATCTATATGGTCCTGGTTTTTATGTTACCACTGATCCTAGTGGTGCAAGTCAATATGCATATGGTGAATCACCAAATGTAATCCCATTGTATGTATCGATTCAAAAACCTGTTATTCATGGTATTACAAAACCAGTATCGACAAGAATTATACGAGAGTTGATTACCAAATCTCCAAACTTTGAAGATAGTATATTGAACTTTGGTGATACTAGTAGTGAAGGTGTGTACAAGGTGTTGAATCGTGCTGTAAATGCTTATACTGTATATGACAATTTTATACAGCAAATCATGACTATCATGGGTGATTTTTGGAGTGGAGTATCTCCTAGTGTATTTTTGGCATTGATAACCAAGTTAACCAAGTATGATGGTGTAATAGTTAAATTACCTAGTAATGTAAAATTTTTTGTTGCTTGGCAGAAGAATCAATTAAAAAGTGCTGTTGGTAATAATGGAAAATATAATCGTAATAGTAACAGTATAGTATCGGAGTTATACTTATGAGAGCACGTGAATTTATAATACCCGAAGCAATGACTAGATCTCAATACAGAGTATTGAGAAATAAGAGTGATTTTAAATTTATCAAAGATAGATATAATGAGATATTTGATGGTAAGTGGCGGGTATCTTTTCCATTTGATCATTATCCAGATAAGAGTGACTACGATAGATTTAAAAGTATGTCACCAGAAGAACAAGAAGCTCATGTTAGGCGTAAAAGTAATAATATAAGATCTGTTCAGGATACTTTAGCCAACATTGGATATGATATAGCAAGTTATATAAATGGGTTGGCTGTTGAGAATGAACGGGGGCGTAATATAAGAGCAGAAAGATTGTTTACTAAAGGTAAACCATCAGCATTGATTAATACGTTTGATACTAAAGTCGCAGATGATCTTGCTAAATTTAAAGCTAGTATCCCCATAGATACTAGACCAAAAAAAATTGGATCACTTCTCCAAGGTGAAAATAATAAAGAAATTCTTAAGTTATTTGTAAATGATCCTGCTAGAAAAATAGTAGAACCATCTAAAAAAATTGAATTCTCAGTTGTTATAAGTAGACATCCCGTTGATATAGGAGCAATGAGTACCAATCAAAAATGGTCAAGTTGTATGAGATTACCTAATGCAGATAAACCAAAGATAAATGCATTTTGGCCATCAAATCCAACCATAGGAACCATACATTACGCTGGTAATGAGACTTGGGAATGGAATGGTACTGAATGGATTGAAAGAGGGGGAATTAACTGTTTTTATGTTCCAATTGAAATCACTATAGGATCTATCATATCATATCTAACACATCGTGGTTATGAGAATTTTAAAGATAAAGATCCAGAAGCAAGAATATTAATAAAACCATATGTTAATCAAAACAATCCAGATGATGTGGCACTTGGTATAGAAGGTCGTGTGTATTCCTCTGCCGCATATCCAGAAGATACAGAAGTAATAAAACTATTCAAAGCGGAAGTACAAAAGTGGATTGATAATGCAAATACTTTAACAAATAAGAAGGGAATATATAATAGACATGATCGTTCATATCCTGATAGAGGCAGTGGGCGGTTAACAGTAAATCTAAGTGATTTGGAGAAAAAAGTTATTGAAGATCCTTGGGATATATTAAGTAATTTAAAAAGAGACACAAACGCTTTTTTAATAATGGATGATATTGATGTTCAAGATGCTTTTTTAAGATTAAATCCCGAATATCTTCTTCATGTATCAAAATTAGATTATCAAACAGTTTTAAAAAATATAAAAATAAACCCACGATTATTAAAAAATATACGACATCATCAATTTAATGATGATGAATTTTCTAAATTATTAGAAGTGGCTATTTTGAATGATTCTGAAAACTTCCTCCAAAATATAAACCGCAGTAATTTAAATTACATGTTTGAATTAGAAAAAGTTCAATATCTTATGAAGTTATTACTTAAAAATAATATAAGTAGCTTAAAAGATCTAATTACTGAACCGGGTTTTATGGTTAATTTTTTTAATACATTACCACCGAGTGAACAAGAAAAATATATAGAACAACTAATAGACAAAGATCCCTTAAGTTTCTCCATTTTTTATGACGATATTGATGACAAATATTTGATTTTTGATAAAGTCATAAAAAATATAGTAAAATTAAAAGATGAAATATCTTCTTCTGAAGACAACTATCGTTTACTAAATTTTTATAGCATTTTATTTGATTTAGATAAAGAAAAATTTTTGAAAACTATGTATTATTTTATAGATAATGGTATAAATCCGCTTAATAATAATTATGATATACGGTATTTAGATGAAGAAAATTTAATTAATTTAATAGTTGCTGTATTGAAAAAATTTCCTAATACATCTAGAGATAAAGTAAGCGATCTGTTACTAAGCACCACCGTCAGTTACACAGAATCATCAATAAATGATTTACTAATAACACTGATTAAAAAATTTCCTGATAATCCAAAAATTTTTCAGGCTATAATTCAAAATTTAGGAGGTATTTCAATAACCGAAGAAAATTTTAAAGAATTGTTTAATATTTTCAATGATGCTATCAAAAGAAAAATCATATCGTTTAATGACTTATACGCATTTATTAAAGTGGGGGACTTAGACGAAAGATTTGTTGGACATTTGGTCAGTACAAATAACAAATATTTTCTTGAGTTAAATGACAAATCTGCTTCTGATTTAGTTTCACCTTTGAATAATTTCTCTAATACCAAATTTTTATTAGGAGTAATAATATCTGGGTTAGATAATGATAAAAAAATTGAATATGTTAAAAATTTACTTGGTATTATAGAACAAAATTTATTAAATTATATAAACAATTCTACATATTTAAGGATTGAAGACTATTTGTATGAATTAACTTTAAAGGAGGTATTAGAATCACCGATACCATTAGATGCATATTACAATTATTGGGGATCAAAACCAATATATAATACTAAAAATACATTTAGGTCTGATAAAACAGAAAATAATGAATACAATAGATTAGCTGGGTTAGTGGCTGATAAAATAATTAACCAATTAAAATTTTCTAAAGATTCTATAGAAAAAGTACAAAAGTATATAAATGCATTGAATTCTGATGACTCTACCAGTGAAGATATAAGGTTTTTCTGGAAACTTAGAAATCTTTTAAAACACAGTGAAGATTATCATTATTTCAATTCTATTAAATCAGCTGTATTTTTCAACTGGCAATTAAATGATAATTATAAAGAAATGGTATCTAACTTAAATAATATAATAGAACAAATTAAGACAGAACGAGGATCAGATATTAAGTTTGGTGGTGCTAGTTTACAAGATACTAGACATGATGCAACAATGTATAAACAATTAAAAGAAATGATTCCACAATTAGCTACATTTATGGTAAATCGTGAATTAATGATGGAAAATCCTGATATTGAAGGAATAGATAAACCTATTAAATTAATTGGAAAATTATATACTTTATTTTGGAAAGTTAGAAGATCTTTAGATAGCTACTATGATAAAGGTGATGGTGATTTAGAAAATTATTATAATGAAGTTTATAAAGAGAAAAAAAGTAGACAATCATGAGAGCACGTGAATTTACTAAAACCAATATTAATGAAAATGATTTATCATTATTTGAAATTAATATGAAACCTAACAATCTATCAAAATTGGCTTCTAGTATAGAGGGTGCTAGGGTTGGTATGGAATTTGAAATGGTAGTTCCTGATATGGGAGATGACGAAGAAGATTTTGTACCAGAACCAGATTTTGATGAAGATATTAGAGTAAAATCTATTGAGGATGTTAAAGATTTTTTTAATTCAAGTAATTCAACATATGCTATTAATAAATTGGAAAACTGGTTAACTAGTGAGTTTGAAGATTGGGTAGAAAATGAACTGGAAAGAGAATGGGAAATGCTTCCAGTAAAAGGTATGTTTGATACATATGGTGAATGGGCAGAAAATGAACTTGATGAAAATCAATCATATTATGAAAGGCAATTTTTTAATGAAAATTATTCTTACGCCAAGGATGTATATGAGGCGTATGGTGGGGATTTATCTTGGCCATATATGACAGAATACGATCCAAGTAGTAGTGATAATATTGCAGATTCTTTTAGTAGAGATGTTGGGGTTAGTGTATTTTATGATAACGTTAGCTGGGACATATCAGGGGGAAATAAATTTGGTTATTGGAGAATCGAGAATGATTCTAGTATAAAACCAAAAGGGTTAGAGTTTATAACTCCAGATGGTGGATTGCCGGTTGATGTGATGATTACTAAAATGGAGAAAGTTAGAGATTGGGCATTGAAAAATGATCACTATACAAATGAATCTACTGGGTTACATATAAATGTAAGTGTCCCCAATTATCATATATCAACCGTTGACTATATAAAGCTAGTGTTATTGCTTGGAGATGAAAAGGTTCTTAATGATTTTGGAAGATTAGGTAATACAGAATATACAGCAAGTTCTTTGCGATTAATTAAAGATAAAGCACAGTCTAATCCAGGCATTGTTTTAAATTTATTAGATAAAATGAAGAGTAAATTATCACAGTTAGGTGCAAATATGCTTCAGGGAGCAGTACCTCCAACTAGATACTTTAGTGTTAATCCAAGAGAGAATTATGTTGAATTCCGTAGCCCGGGTGGTAACTGGTTAGATTATACCTATTGGAGTAAGGTTGAAGAAACAATGTTAAGATTTATTGTAGTATTAGATGCTGCTGTAGATCCAGAAAAATACAGAGAAGAATATCTCAAAAAACTTTACAAAGTATTATCCCCTATTATTCAAGATAAAAATACAAGTTCATTGGGGCAATTGCTTGCAAAATATATTGCTGGACAAATAACAAAGGATGAATTTATATCTGATTACTATGGGGTTAAAAATTTTGATAAATCTACATCCGTGCCTAAAAATACTGGAGAGCCAACTAATACTCCCACTTCTAGAAATTTTCCTGATGGTAATTCAAGGTATGAAGTTTATAAGATAGATGGGAATCAAGTTTTAGGAACATTCTTATATAGATCTGGTGATAGAGAAGGTGCTAGAGAACAATTTCGTAATTTTTTAAATCGCCATAGTATAACTAATCCAGCAGGTTACGGTTGGAGAGAAATGTCATGAGAGCACGTGAAATAGTAACAGAAATAATTGACTATACCAGTCATAAAGAAGATGCATTTCAGGCTATCTATAATGGGATAGTTGAAGAAATATCATCATTAAATAAAGATTTGAATGAACCAGACTTTAAAAATATTGATTTAGGTATGGGAAGTGATAGTAAGAAAATTAAAGAAATTCTAAAAAACTATATTTCTATATCTTTAAAATATAATATAGAAGCTCATTTAACAGCTTTAGGTAGAGATATACTGGGCTTGACAAAAATGCCACCAAAAAATTCTGCTGCTAAATTATTAAAAGTTGAATTGCGCGATATAGGACCAGATTGGGGACAAGCTAATCCTGCCAATAGTAAAGTATTTTTAAATGAAAAGGTATTTTATTTTCCTTTGGTTGATAAATTAGCGCATGATTTAATTTTATATGCAGCAGATTCATGGGAAGGTAATACATTTTTTGAAAACTTAAAAAGAATATTGTCTTCGTTGGTAAAAGATCAATATTTGTTAAAACAATTTATGATTGATTTTGCTAAACTTATAACCGATATGGTATCAACATATTTACATGAGCTAGTTCATGTAAAGCAGCATTATAATCAACAATTAAAGCAAATGCCGGGGGGAGGTTATAGACAAAATACTGAGTATCGTTCATATCTAGCAAATCGTGAAAAATTTTTAAAATCTTTCTCTAAAAACGCTGCAAATGAATATGTTGATATAGAAATGATGAATAGATTACATGCATCGTCACCGCAGGAAATAGGAGCATATGTAAATAACATTGCCATTGATGTTATTAATTTGTTATTTTTAGAATCTTATTCTAAAGAGCAATTGATACAATATTATAAACAAAGTTCAAAAGATATAAGCGATTTATCTAAACTTATAGTAGAAGCAGTTAACAATCATTTAAGAAGTAGAAATGTTTTACCAAATACAAAAACAGAAAAGAGAATCTATCAAAGATATTATAAGATGGTATCACTTATAGTAAACAACTATATTGATTATTTGATAAAGAAAAAACAACAACCAGAGGAAATAGGTGGATAAATTAAGAACGATCAATTGGTTTGGCAGGTACGTCGTATTTTGAAATTAGTGGATCAGTTAAAACAACCTGAAACCCCGACCCATAACCCCTTGCCATAACATTATTTGCATGTATGTAGTCTATTATAATATACTCATTTTTTATAACTACCATTTTAATTATATGTAATAGTTCTTTTAGTTTATCGTCTATAGCTATTGGGTATAAGGTAGATAGAGTGCTGGGTTTAGCTGGATAGGAATTTAAATAAATTTCTATTGTTTTACATAAAATTTTCCACAAATCTTCACTTGTTAATTGTTCTATACTAATTGACTCACCAGTTGCTTTATACCAATCTTCACTTTGAAATGTCCGTGTTCCCATAGCATGTATTATTTCTTTACTGAGTGATTGCCCACTAGTTAATTTTTCCATAGTATATTTTGGTCTACCCATGCCATTTTTATCTACCAATATATTGGTTACATAAATTCTAGGAGCATACGGATTTTCTTTAATTATGGGTTTTATTGATTGAACATATTGATAAAATCCATCAGCTTCTAGATTAACTGGAACATGTGATTTTTTACCATATAAAAAAGGATCTTTAGTTTTATAACCTAAACTATCTGCCCCTGCTTCTGGTTTAGATATAATTAATTTATCCCTGTTCCGTTCTAGTCGATCTATATCCCATTTAGTATTGACTGGGGTAATTTTATCTTCTGGTTCAATTATTTCAAATATTTTCATGATGTTATTTATTAAGAATTTTTCTATAATAGTAGTTTAGAATAAATAATACTAACAGAGGGATAATCACATGACTAAAAGTGTTGCCGAATTTATTAGAGAATATATTGATATGATGGATGAAATGACCGATCGTAAATATGATATGGAATTGGAAATTGAAAATCTTTTAGAGCCAGAAAATGAAGATGCGCCTGAATTTATTACAGTAGGTATAAACTATAATTATGACGGTGCTAGTAGTCCTGCATCATGGGGACCTAGGGGCGGTGAGCCTCCTGAAGAACCGGAACTAGATTATGAAGTTTTCAATATAGAAACTGGTGAACCAATACAAGATATGCCCGAGATATTATCTGATTATATAGAAAATGAGATAATGAAGCATATTGACAGTCAGCCGACATATTTTAATGAACCCGATAGATTTTAAAAATTATGAGATATATTGATTTCATTACTGAAACTACAAGTCAAGATAAACTTATAGTCAAGTTGGCTAATGAAATCAATTCTCTTATAAACAAGTATGAATATAATGAAAAAGTAATAAAACAGGGTTTATATCTAGGAAAAATTGAAAAGATTTCAAAAATAGATAATGATTCTGATATAGCAATACTGAATCCAGTTCATATAGAATTAGTCAGTGATTCGTATATGAATAAGATTGCTCCTGGAAAAACAGGAGCAAGGGCACTGTGGGACCCAAATATAAAAACTGTATATTTGAACACCGACTACATTGGTGATCCTAGAATGGCTAGACTAATAGCACATGAACTTAGACATGCACTTGATGCTTATCTAAGTGATTTTGACGCTGGTACAGGCTACGATATTCCTAGAAAAAAAGAATATCGTTATATTGGAGATCCTTTAAAAGATCCCAAAAGAGCTAGAACAGACTATCTAGCAAGACCTTCTGAAATTAATGCTAGATTTTTAGAAGTACTGCATCTTCTTACACCTGTAATTGAACATGCAGTAAAAACTAAAAAGTCAGATGCTTTTAATTATAGTTTTGATAAATTAAAATATTACTTAAAGAAAAAAGAAATACTAGATTTATTTCCAGAAGGTACTGAATCAACTGATTTGCGTAGGTTATATAACCGTGGTATAGATTATATAACACATAAAATAGAAGAGTTACAAACTGCTAATTAAATATTTTTAGGTACTTTGAATTCATAACCTTCGCCAGCGTCTACAATACAGGCTTTTTTCTCGTCCATAATTATAAATGTCCATGAAGTTGTTTTTTCATTAGCAGTAATTACAGCAATCATATCTTCACTCATGTTACCTTTCCATATTGGACCTTCACCATATTCTTTGACAATATATTTGAAAACATTCTGTGCATCATCGCAAACTATTTTTTTATTAATTTCAACGGGTTTACTATTAACTGAAATGGAAGCCGCAGCAAGTATAAATGATATACCGATTTTTGTTAAATAATTATTCATTGGTAGAGTCTTTCAAAATTGTATTTAGATGAAAAAGTATTAAATAGTTATAATATAGGAATGTTAATGTGAGAGCACAGGAATTTATTACTGAGGTTAAAGTAAAGTCAAGTTGGATTACGGATATACGTTATATCCCATTTCCAGAAAAATCATTAATCATTACTTTAAAAAACAACAAAAAATATAAAATAGCCAATGTGGAGCCAGGAATATATCAACAATTTGTGACCAGACCAAGCAAAGGTAAATTCTGGCATCAATTTATTAAAGGCAAATATCAGGTAAGCAGATATCTTGGTTAACTTCTTGAAAGTTTTTTCTTTGCTTCTACTACTGGATTCACACTTCTAAATTCAAAATTCTCTGGTACATCTACACTTAGATAAGTCCATTCATTCAAGAATACTGGATTACCATCAACGTTCCTATTCCATTTTCGCATATAGTATCTATCTGCGTCTGGATTTAAATTTAGTTGATCAACTATGTTAGCAAAGACGCTATCTATTAAAATCATGCCTTCACACTTTTCTAGAATTAATAACCAATCCCATATGTTATCAGTTAATTCTTTTATTTCTATGATTTGTCTAGATGGATCTATCGCACTGGTATCAATTTCATAACTTACATCACTGCTATGTTGTTGAATAACCCAGAACTTTTCATTGCTAACAAGTTGATCGTATAGCTTTTGCTCTCTTTCTTTATTTCTAGTTATACATTTTTCCAGTGCCCATTTGAGTGAAAATGGTAATCCTGCTGCTGCATACTTATATTGATCAAACTTCATCATATAAAACCAATCTGGGTTGGTTTTTTCTGGATTTGAATTTAAGTATTGATACAGATACAGTATATTATCTTCATCAACCTTTAAGTTTCTTAAGCGCTTGAATGGTTCTACTGCAAAAAAATAACCCCGTGAATCAACTGGAATTGGAATCCAATTGACCCATGGGGCTACAGAATTCATACTATTATAGAAAGTATCACAGATAGGCCAGTGTACTTTATGGCCCATACTATGATAATGATATGCTATTGGTAATGCAATTACTAAATCACCTAATCCTCGGCTTTGTATTATACCGATGTCATCTTTTTTAATCTTCATATAAAACTGAATATCCTAGATAAGATCCAGGACCATACATGCCTTCAGCCATTCTTTTTAGCTGCCAAAGATTACTAGCACTCATTTCCACTTGAAATGTTTCGATGTTGTTACGACGAATAAGTACAAGGTATCTAGTCATAATATGGTCCTTTCTTGAATGTGTGATCATTATAGATCATCACACTGTACTTGTCAATCAAAAATAATTCCCATGATCATGGTGGGGGAAATAGCTTTCATTGCGTTCTATCGGTAAGTCTTGGCGTCTTTCAAAAACATAACTTACACCTAATCCTTGTGCTAATGCTAATGCAGAACTTTGATTTCCTATAAATTGTTTGCACCCTGCAATAATTTCTGCCATTTCAAGCATATTATTAACAGGATAGTAATCAATGTCCCATCCACTAAACCGTTTAAATTCTTCATATTCATCGGATAGACCAACAAACAGACTTTGTTTATCTATACCTAGATTTTTCCATTGATCCCACTGAACATTTTTTTCTTTTGGGCTCCAGCCTCGGCTAGTTCTGTTTACCACATAATTTTTATTTTCAACTACTTTAGGATTTCTCACTGTTAACCATGGTACAGTATTAAGTTCTTTTACTACAGTGGGGTTTTTTATATCAAATGCCATGCAGTATGTAGTAACATAGTTAGCTGGGTGGCCTACGAAAAGTGGTCTAAAGTTATCTAGATTGTGTGTAATTTCAGTAGTTTTTGGATTTAAAACACCCACTTTAGAGACATATGTTTGTTCTAATAGAAGAGGTGCTAAAAATTCTAAATCTTTTTCATCCATTTTTCCATTATGATATGGCTGTGGTGGAGTTTTGTAATAATATTGACCGATCCAGTTTACTTGATTTAGATGTAAATAAAATTCTCCTCCCCCAAAATATTTCATTATTGGTAATCCATAAATTATATCACCTAATGTTCCCGAATGTTTAAATCTTTTCATAATAATCCTTTGATAATATTTAAATTTTTATTAATAGCATGTTGTAAAAATCTCGCTAAATATAGTGAGAGGATAAATCAATGCCAGTTACTACTGAAACTTTAATTACAGCTGATTATTTTAACACATTACAAGCTAAAATTACAAGTGTAATTTTTGGAGAATATGGGTATATCAGTCAATTCCCAGTTCAACCAGTTACCACTGGTACTTTCATAACTACAGAAGAATGGAAAAATTTATTCTTTGAAACAACTAAATGTATCATACATCAAACTAATGCAGATATATCTGGTTATGTATATACTACTACAAACATTACAACAAATACTGTAATAACTGCTGCATTCGTAAATGCTATTGAAACAGCAGTGGATGATGCATTTACTAACAGACATACTATACATCCATCTCAAAAAATAGTTGAAGTAATATCTGATGCCAGAACACTACCTTGGAATAATGGCACATCAAATGCGGGTATTAGTAATAGCACAATCATAGAATTTGATGATCAAACTAATCCAGAATTAGATTTACTATATTGGTTAAATTTGGGAGGGTCAATATCATTAGAATTAACTTATCCTGATGAATCATATAGTGGATATGATTTATTCTGGAAAAATTTTATAGATACGGCTAATGCCAGTTTAAGTTCATATACTTTTAATTTAGCTAATTCATCTACCTATGTATTTGAAATTTTTGGTCCTGATGGAGTTGAAGATCTAGACTCCGATGCTGATGGTAGAATACGTATAGATGTATTTAAAGATGAAGCCAATAATAGAGTAGAAATAGTAACAAACTTTTTATCTATATCCCCCGATATGAATAGTGATACTATGAATATCAATGTTGGAGTCGATATAACATTAGTATCAAGTTCAGGTAATGCTGGTCCAGAACCATATGGTATACCATCTGTTGTTCCTATTGTAGATAGAACTTTGTTGGATGAAACTTCCCGTGAAATATCATTAATAAAATATTTAAAAACAAACCCTAGATCATTGGAATATACTTTTGAGAGAGGTCAGACTAGTACCAATCAAACGATTACGCTATTCAATCGTGGTAATGATACTGTAACTGTTAGTGGAATTAATTACACTGGTGGATTGGTTGGAGTAACTGCTATTCCTACATATAGTTGGGGTGAGACACCTGAATTAATTCTTGCCCCGGGAGAAAGCAGAACATTTCAATTAAAATATACTTATGCGGGTGGATTTGAGGGCGAGAATTTTAGTACTATATCTATAATATCAGATGGTATAATTAATCCTTGGTATATAGATGTAAAACAAACAATACAAAAACCTGTATTTGATTTCACATTAACGCCTAGCGTATGGAATTATACTACATCTACTATAGATATTGTTGATCAAAGTTTTACATTGATTCCAAAATTATTTACAAACTACACTAGTTATACTGCTAGTATATCACCATCTCCTGCTGGATTTAGTGTGGAAAGTAGAACGGGTACATTACCTAGAGTCAGATTTAATCCATATATAGCAAGTGGTGGTACATATACTCCTGTGTTAACGGTACAAGCTACTGATGGTATTACTACAGTATCTAGAACAGCAAATATTAATATAGTTTATAATGAAGAAACATCTCAACATTTAGGAGATTGGATAAGTGCTGGGGCATATAACAATGCTATTGTTGGTGCTAGTTATGATATTATAAGGGGTGTTAGATACTTAACACTCGGAGTAGGTGTGGGGTCAGAAGATGGGACTCCAGAAATAGTCAATGGTGGTTTAACTTATGCAATAATTGGGAATCTTGGTATAAATGCCGATTCTAAAATTAAAAGTGGAACTGCCTTATTTAGAATCCCATTCAATCAATATCAGTTATTAGATGATTATGGAGTAACTATCAGAAGTCTTGACAATCTCGCTCCACGAAATACTTTTATTAATCGCGTTTATAAAATTAACATAGAATCCGATGGGATATATAATTGGCAATTCAATGTATATAAATATGGTTCAGTTACCATAGATGATGCCGTATTATCTATTATAGATGTTGATAAAGATGTTTCTACATCGGAAGGATTAATAATTAATTCACAACCGACCTCCGGTGAAATATTTTTATTAGCAGGAGAGCATACTATAACTGTAAAATTGGCAGTTAGAACCAATGATTTAGCTTTAGATGCATCGGTGGCATTTAGATTGTATGATTCAACTAGGGAAATTTGGAACACATTAGAACCCGTAAGATCAACTACACCATATTATTATTGGAAAGAAGTTTATCGTATACCTTTGACAAATGGGGCATATACTTATGACAGTCGTGATTATTGTATAAAAGATTTTAGCCCAGTTGCAGGATATAGATATGGGGGTTATTTCCAAGATGGTAATATATTCAAAGTGGTAGATGATGGATTTGGAAATTTAGAAATACTATTACAGCAAAAAACTATTTCAGTTAGTGATGCTGGAATTGAATCAACTTTAAAAAATCTACAATATTCTTTTTATTATTATATTTTGTATTTGGCCGACAATCAACGAGTAAATCAATTAGCTGGCCCAATAGGACAACAAACTCAATATTTTGTTGGTTTTACTTCTTCTGGAGAAGTTCGTACTAGATTAGTAAACTTTCTAACATTTGGTAGACAGCCTCAAATTTGGGATACTGGAGGTGAGGGTGGATTTACACCAAGTGGTGGATTTGTAGGTGTGCTAACTGATGGTAGCGGCAATATTGTTACAGCTCTTGATGGGACGCCTATCGGTGGAGGTGGTTTACCAAATGCACCAGCCGCTGATTTAGCTGCTGCCGATGGTTTTTCACCTGAAATTGGGCCTGATGCTGTTAATGGTATATCTCAAGGTGAAACTCTTGGTGCAGGAGGTCCTCAAAGTGGAGGTGGGCTTGATAATCAAGGTTCTGATTCACCTTCTGGACCTTCGGGACCTTCTGATCCAGGTGGACAAGGTGGGGGTGGAGTTCCAGGCGCAGGTGCCTAATTTTAAACACTTTACAAGATGCATTGAGCGTGATATAATCGCCCCTCGCTGAATTTAAAACTGGAAAGGAAAAATCAATGATTGATAAAAGCATTGAAAAAGAAGCTTTTTTTCTAAAAATTTTAGAAAAATCTATTACAACATTATTGATAGTTTTATCTTTAACAGTAACTTATTTGGTTCTTGATTTTGCTATAGAAAATAAATTTCAAAATATAAAATCAATTGAACCAAGCGAAATAACCTCTGCTGTACGAGAAAAAGAATTAGTATGTTTAGCTAGAAATATATATTATGAAGCAGCAAATGAACCATTCGAAGGTCAGGTAGCGGTTGCACAAGTTACTATCAATCGTGTAAAATCAGGATTATTTCCAAATGATATATGCAAAGTGGTTTATCAAAAAAATGTTATCTATGAAAGAACTGTATGCCAATTTAGTTGGTATTGTGACAGAGCAGCTATTATTAAACCTATTCATAAAGAAGCATATGAACAAAGTATGGAAGTAGCAAAAAAAGTATTGCTTGAAGGTTTTAGGTTGCCTAGCATTACAGAATCATTATTCTATCATGCGGATTATGTTAATCCAAAATGGCGCAAACAACGTGTAGCAAAAATTGGTCGGCATATTTTTTATAAGTAAAGGATAAATCATGGATAAAGTAACCTCAGTTAGCGAATATATTGTAAATTTTTTCAAAGACCATTTTGGTAAAATAAGTGCAAAGACTTTTGGTTTATTGGCAATTATTTTAGCACATGTTGCTTTTACACCAACACTGATTACCGTTTTGTTAGGTAAGAGTGATCAATTGCCTCCAGTGGACAGTGTTCTTTTTATATGGGCTAGTTTGTTAGCTCTGTTTTTTAAGAGTCTTATTGAAAAAAATAATCTATATGTAACAGTGATCGCTATTGGATTTGTGGCACAGACTATCATAATGAGCTTAATTTTATTTAAATAATAAATAAAGTTATGCGTCTACGTGATATCATTGAAAAGAAAATACCAAAGCCTTCTAAGAGTCAGTGTTCTAAACCCGGTCTTAGCAATGTCAGATATAGCCAATGTGTAAGTTTGGGTTATAAAGCTCATGATTCAAAGCACACTGCTGGAACTGGTACACAAGGTAAAAAAGGTACTGGAGTAAAATTAATGGGCAAGAAAATGCGCAGTGAGCGTCATGGTGGTCCAGTAAAAGATTATTCCGGTCCAACCCGTGGTGGCAAAAAAAGACGCAAATAATAGAGTTGACAGATCATTGTATCCATGTTAGAATGAGCCATCTCAACTCTTTCTTATTTTAATTATGATTTCTAGCTGCACGTTCGCTATTGCGAACTTGGAGAATCATCCAAGTCGTATCAACAAAGAACAAATCATTGAAGCTTTGGCCGTTGAATCAAACGATATCTTTTTTGAAGGTTGTCGTCTTGCTATTGATCCATTGATTACATTTGGAATTAAACAAGTTCCTGAAAGATCTGGTGTAGATGGTACTGGACTCAGTTGGGATTCATTCAAGGGTAATGTTTACCAACTGATGTCCCGTAAGATTACTGGTAATGCTGCCCGTGATTTAATTGAAAATCTTATGAACAGTGCCACTAACGAGGAATGGAATCGCTGGTACAGACGTATTCTAATTAAGGATCTTCGTTGTGGTGTTAGCGAAAAAACTATTAATAAAGTAGTTGAAAAAAAGTGGCCACTATATTCCATTCCTGTATTTGGCTGTCAACTTGCGCATGACAGTTTAAATCATCAATCTAAAGTTTCTGGTGAAAAGCTTATTGAAGTAAAACTAGATGGTGTTAGAGTACTTACTATTGTATATCCTGATGGTAATGTTGTTCAATACAGTCGTAACGGCAAAGAACTTCTAAATTTTGAAAATATCAAAAAGCAATTTGCCAAAGTTGCTTCCTCTATTACAAAGCCATATGTATTTGATGGGGAAGTAATGAGTAGTAGTTTTCAAGACCTAATGAAGCAGGTGTATAGAAAAAGTAATGTCAATGCAGACGACGCAACTCTATATCTATTTGATCTGATTCCGCTAGAAAATTTTCAACTGGGATTTTGGGAAACAAATCAAAAGATTCGTAGTATGATGCTTCGTAAATGGTATGAGGATAATGAATCATCTTTTGATCTTGGTAACATTAAAATTCTTGCACATGAAACCATTAATCTTAACACCAAAGAAGGTCAGCAGATTTTCAAGAAAATCAATCAAACAGCAATTAATGGTGGATATGAAGGGATCATGATTAAAGATCCTCTCGCGCCATATGAATGCAAACGTTCACATGCTTGGCTAAAACTTAAACCATTTATTGATGTTTCTTTGGAGGTAATCAATGTTGAAGAGGGTACAGGAAGAAATGTTGGACGCTTGGGGGCATTGGTTTGCGAGGGACATGACGACGGGAAAAATATTTCCGTCAATGTTGGCAGTGGGTTTACTGATATTGATAGAGATAATTTTTGGAATAATCGTAGTAATATCATTGGTCAAATTGTTGAAATCAGGGCTGATGGTATTACTTTAAATCAAGATGGTACTTATAGTTTACGTTTTCCCAGATTTATTAGATTTAGGGGATTTGAAACTGGGGAAAAAATTTAACAAAGGAAAATATTAATAAATGGCAAAAAGTGATTTTATAACTTTAGATGGTGTAGTTGAACAGATTTTACCTAATGCAATGTTTAGAGTAAAGTTGGAAACTGGTTCTACTATTCTGGGACACATAAGTGGAAAAATACGACAAAATAAAATTCAAATTTTAGAAGGTGATCGTGTTGTCATGGAACTGAGTCCATATGATACATCTAAAGGACGAATAGTTTACAGAGACAAATGAAAAACGCCCCAGTGGGGCGTTTTTTTATATATAATTATTCCATGATTCGTGTGCAACTTGCCACCCCAATTTCTTTCTCTTATTTACTAGAGACCAAAAATCAGGTTTCCATGGTTTTGAATTTGGAATAATACTTTTATTATTTCCTTTTTTAGAGTTACATATTCCACAAGCAGTGGTGCAATTTAACCAAGTACTAGTACCACCATAACTTTGCGGTAATACATGATCTAATGTTGCAGTTTTACTGGTAACTTCAGTTCCACAATATTGACATATGTATTCATCCCGAAGAAATACATTTTGCTTACTGAACCTAATTGTTTTCTTAGTTTTTTGAAATTCATTCAACATCATAACTGCTGGGACGCGAGTGTCCCATCGTGCTGATCGCACGATCCAATCTTCGTACCATTCAATCGGTGTTGCTTTTTCACTTACTAAATATCTGATTGCTTCTTCCCAAGAAATTACACTTAGTGGCAGCAATGATATAGGTGATGCATCTGCATTAAGAATTAGTGTTGCCATTTTATTTTATACATAGTTATTTATGCTTGCTCGTAGTGACAGTGTATCATGTTTTTAGGCGAAAAGCAACTAAATATATTATATTTCGTTATACTCAGGAAAAAAAATGACTATTCAATATGTTAATACTGGCAGTGGTGCAAATGCGGGGGATGGTGACAGTTTACGAACTGCATTCTATAAAATTAATAATAATTTTGCTGAATTATCTGCAAGTAGCACAGATAGTAGTGTAATTATAGTAAATGCATTTCCACCTACAACTTCAACTGAAGGAACAATTTGGTATGATACTGTAAGCGGTAGGAATTTCATTTATTATGACGGGTTTTGGGTAGATGCTGCGCCGCCTGTAGCGGATCCGGTTGATTTAACTACTGTGACTTCACATATATTACCGGGTGCAGATTTAACATATGATTTGGGTAGCACTAGTAGTCAATGGAGAAGTCTATATGTTGGTTCTAGTACAATATATCTTGGTGGCACACCTTTATCAATTGTAGATGGTAGATTAACAGTTAATGGTATAGATTCTGCAACTACATCATCTTTAAGAAATAATGGATCAAGTTTATCTATAGATTCCACTGGAACTACCTTATTTTTGCCTTCAGGAAATTCAGTAATACGTAGTTTTAATAATATATCTCAAGAAGGATATAATAATTCTATTATTGAATTAATCCCAGATTTTCAACTAATATATGCAACAACTGCTAGTGATTATCATCAATACATCGTCATAGATCCAAATAGTGCTGAAAATCATGTTCATATAAGAACTGGGGGGGAAAGAGATAGATCAAATGCCGCATTATGGCTAGGTGGCAAATATAATCATGTTAAAATTTCTGATATAGAAAATGGAGTTACTATTGGAAGTAACGATGGTAATGAAATAATTGGTGAATGGAAATTTACATATGATAGAAAATTTGTACTACCTAGGCAGTCATTAATTCCAGGTATTGCTATAGATATATTAGCAGATAGTCCAGGTGATCATATTATCGAAAATGCAGAAGATTGGAAATTAATAATTAAAGCTGGCGCAACTAGATCAAATGATGGAAAACTAGAATTAGGTGCAGGTCAAAGTACAAAAATTTTAATTAATGGTGATAGTAGTAGTATAGATTTTATAGCTAGTGACGAAATAAATGTTAATACATGGACAATGAATGTAGATGGTGAATTAGTATTCCCAGATGGGTCTATTCAAAATACCGCATATACATCTACTAATTTTGATCAAAATCTTAATACTACGGATTCTCCTACTTTCAATAACATAGATCTAACAGGATCAAATGGGTTGGCCATTTTAAATTCTACTGCTACTGAACTATCTATTAGTTCTGATGGAACACTTGTAATAAAAACTAATTATACAAGCAAATCCTGGACATTTGGTATTGATGGGGGCATAACTTTCCCAGATAGCACCGTTCAAACTACTGCTTATAAAACTGGTGCAGGTTCTTGGTCATTAGAACCTGGTGCTAATACCGTAAGTTTTACTGTTAGTCAAAATACATCATATACAATGTGGGTCAGAGGAAATATTCCTAATGGTATTGTAGTATGGAATGCAACTGTATCATTATCAAATAGTAATGTTCCAGCAATTGGTAATCAATATGGGTGGTATTATGCTGAAGGGAATAATTTGGTTCTTGATTCTATCCCAAATCAAATAATCGGCACTGTAGGAACAATTAGTTCTGCCACTGTAGTTACTACAAATTCTAATGTTTTCTCATTTGGAATTACAAATAATAGTTCATCTACTCAAGTAGTAAATTGGGGATATGTTAGAATTTAATATTTTTAATACCATAAATATATAATAAAAGGATTTCAAAATGGTTTTAGATTTTCCATCAAACCCTAGTACCGGTACCGTATATCTCGGTACTAACAATGTAACATATACATTTGATGGTGCTAAATGGTTAGGTCAAGCACAATTGGGTAGCCAAGGGTTTCAAGGAGTACAGGGATCACAAGGACATCAAGGTGTTCAAGGTATACAAGGTCACCAAGGAATACAAGGTTCGCAAGGATATCAAGGTTTCCAAGGAAATCAAGGGTATCAAGGTTTTCAGGGGTTTCAAGGAAGTCAAGGTGTACAGGGTGCACAGGGTTTCCAAGGATTAGAAGGTGTTCAAGGAAGTCAGGGTATTCAAGGAAGTCAAGGTGTTTCTGGTCTTAGTATAGTAATACAAAATGGAACAGGTACACAAGTTGTACAAGAAGGGAATACCTGGACTATATGGTCTGTTGCTGATCTAGATACCGTGGTTGGATATGGAAATACTACAGATAATTCTATAACAATAACCAATGATACACAGTCTTCATCTACTGATTCCGGCGCATTGTCTGTGGTTGGTGGAGTTGGAATAGGCGGAAAATTATATGTTGGTAATTCTTTAGTTATTAATCAAGTACAAGAATCTTTTGCAAGTATAACAAATGCATCTGGGATAGTAGATCATGATGCAAGTATATCAAAAGTATTCAATCATACAGATATATCAAATACTTTTACAGTTAATTTAACTAATTTAACATTAGATTCTGGATATTCCACAATTATAATTTTATTATTAAATCAAGGGGCTACTGCTTATATCCCTACTCAATTAAGCATCGATAGTAATTATCAAAATATTAATTGGCAGGGTGGAATAATACCTTCCGGTGTTTCAAATAGTGTTGATGTAATGTCATTTACATTACTTAATACAGGTAATATAAATTCCTGTACTGTGCTTGGACAATTAGTATCTTTCGGATAAAACATGCCATTTATATCATCAATTACTGGACTATATGGTTTTGGAAGAAGTGCAGTTTTTAATCAGGATGCATTATTTGATAATGTATCACTGTTACTTCACATGAATGGAACTGATGGTTCAACTGATTTTATTGATAGCAGTACTAGGACTAAAATAGTTAGTGCATTCGGTGGTGCAGTAATATCAACTTCTATTAGTAAATTTGGTGGAGCCAGTGGATTTTTTAATAACGTAGATTCATATATAACAACTCCGAATGACTCTGATTTTGACTTAACTACAGGAGACTGGACGATTGAATTATTTTGTAATATAGATCCAGTAGAGTCTGATATTATAATTAATAAAGCAGCAGGCGTTGGATTTTTCCCATTTCAAATTAGAGTAGTAAATGATAAATTTAATGCTAGAGGATTTGTACCAAATCCAGTATTGGGATTAGCCTATAACTTAGGTGAAGATTCTGGGCCAACAGTTGAAGCTAGTCGATGGTATCACCTTGCTTTAGTTAGACAATCAAATACATTTTATTTTTATGTAGATGGAGTTGCAGTAGATAGTCAATCTTATAGTGGAATACTATACGATGCTGATACATCTGTATCAATAGGTGGAACAGACAACGGACTTGCATTAACATCTGGTTACATTGATGAAGTAAGAATAACAAAAGGAATTTGTCGCTATCCGGATGGGACTACATTTGAAATACCTACCAAACAGTTTCCGGACAATGATAGTTGATAAATATAACATAATATGAAAGCAACAGAAATAATTAGAAACATTTTGGATCTTATTGATGATATTGATGTTGAATCAGATGATACTGATCAAGCAGAAAGAGTTGATACTATCCAAACAGGTGTAGATACAAATAGATTTAAGCATATTTTTGCAATGCTTGATGCTGAAAGAAGTAACTCCGGAATATATGATAATAGTCCATCCGTAGTAATAGCAGATATAAGTGCAGTAACAAATGATGCAGGTGGTGGATGGAATGGTCCAAAAAACCCCAGTGATTTAAAGGGAAATTCTATTTCGTTATATCCAAATTATCAACATAGACCGGAGTAATTAATGGATATCTATGTTCAAAGTTTTCTTAATAGTGCAACAAAATTAACTATCAGTGTTAATACTACCACAACATTTGCCGAATTAGCAGATCTTGTTTGGGCTGCTGAAGGTACAACTAGTACTATACAGCAATTTTATATTAATAATACTGAAGTGGATACGAGTGCTACCATGTCGGTATATGCAGTAACCTCGGGTACGTATATTGGAAGTAGTAATACAATTTCTGAATTAGCTTCTAAAGTAGATAGACAAGTTGCTAAATTAAATTTAGCACAGCTACGTAGACAATCAGCTGGAAATACTACTACAAACTATTATAGAGTTTATAATATATTTGATGTTGATTTGTTAGCAGACAAATATATTTCTAATACTGCTACAGTAGGAACAACTAGTACACTGGTTATTCATAGACCATGGTTAGCTGAAGCACCAGTCCCCGCTTTTTCTAATCCTACTCTTACAATAGGATCGGCTGTTACAACATCAACACAAAGCCCATTTGTTGGGGGAGGTAATAGCTATTCATTTATTAGCAGTACTGATAGTTATATAGAAACCCCGGCTAGTTCAGATTGGGCTATGGGAACAGGTGACTTTACAGTAGAATGGTTTAGTTATCAAACTACATTATCACAGTTTCAACGTGTATTTACCGTAGGAGATTATCCTGCTATAGATTTTGGTGTTAGTATAGAATCGGGTACGTTCTATTTTTGGAGCGGGGGAGATGCTGATACCGATTATAATTCTGCAAGTGCCACCACAATTAATACATGGTATCATTGGGCAGTTGTTAGATCAGGGACAACATTAAGCGTATATCGAAATGGTACTTTACGTGGATCATCGGTGAGCAATACTGATAATATTAATGATACAGTTACACCATTTGTAGTTGGTAATACTAATTTATATGCTACTAATGCAGCATTTGTGGGATTTATTACTAATTTTAGATTAGTAAAAGGTCTGGCAGTATATACTGGCGACTTTACTGTTCCAACATCTGCATTAACTGCTACTGCAACCGCCAATCCATATGGTGGTTCAAATACACAAGCTATACCTGCTGGTGCAACTAAACTATTGTTGGTGCCATAATGCCAGTTGATCGTTATTTAAATTCTACCAATTATGCTCATCCGCAAGAAAGTAACTTGTTGGATCTTCATAAAGCAATGGAATATAATGTTCTTGGCGAACCTATAATAAGAACAACATTAGGTCCAACTGCCAGTGATGCGTTTGGTAGATTTAGAGTTAGTCAACCATTTACCTTATTTGATAATTTTTATAGATATAGCGATCAAGAACGTGTTAATACTTATACGACAGGAACTTTAAGTACCGCCACATTTTTAAATAATGAAGGTTTGGTAGCATTATCTATCGGAACTCAAACAAATGCAGCAGTCTATAGAGAAAGTGATCGTGTATTTGCTTATCAACCTGGTAAAAGTCTATTAATATTGAGAACATTTTGTCTAGGTCCTGCTAAAACTGGCTTACGACAACGTGTAGGTTATTTTGATAGTGATAATGGGATTTATTTAGAACGAGATGGCAGCACAGTTTACTTTGTTAAAAAAAGTAAAATTTCAGGATCTGTTGTAGAAACAAGAGTTGCGAAAGACAACTGGAATATAACTACCTTAGACGGAACAGGAGCAGATAAAATCGTTTTGGATAGTAGTTTATCACAAATACTTTATATTAATATTGAATGGTTGGGTGTAGGTAGTGTAGAGTGTGGATTTGTTATAAAAGGTCAATTTATTCCCTGTCATATATTTCATCATGCAAATGAAACAGGAACTACTTCTACCTATATGACCACAGCATGTTTACCAATAAGAACAGAAATAGAAAATACTACTGCAACTACTTCAACTAGTGTTTTAAAAGACATATGTGCTACAGTTATTTCAGAAGGTGGTTATGAACTTAGAGGTCGTCCACGGAGTATAGGAACAGGATTAGATGGATATGTGATGAGTGGTAATGGAACTCAAATTTTATACCCATTGGTTAGTATTAGATTAAAAGCAGATAGACTAGGTGCTATTGTATTCCCACAAAATTTTAGTGTAACAGTTGCTGAGTCAGCAATGTTTCGTTGGGAAGTATTAATTAAATCAATTACCACTGGGGGAACATGGATCAGTATAGGTGACGATAGCAGTGTAGAATATAATTTATCAGCAACCGGTTTTGTAAACACTGGTACTACAGTTGAGGTTGGTTATATTGCAAGTTCAAATCAGTCTAGTTCTTCTCCTTCATTGGCAGAATTTCCATTCCAACGCCAACTTACAAGAAACACATTTGATGGAACTAGATATGAATTTGTTATTGCCATGAAACACAGTGGTAATAATTTAAAAGGCTGGGCCAGCATTAATTTTGAAGAAACAACTTAAAGAGGATTGACATGAAAAAACTATTAGCATTATTATTAATCGTACCATTTTTGGTATTTGCACAAAAACAACCCAAAGGTGTGGTTTATGATACACAGATTATAAGAGTAAGTGACGGGGATACTATAGTTATTTCTGCTCCATTTTTACCTGCACCATTAAAACCAGAATTGGCCGTCAGAATATTTGGAGTTGATACTCCAGAAAAAGGTCATAGAGCACAATGTGCGCAAGAAGCACAACGTGGAGAAATGGCTAGTCAATATACCAAACAACTTGTGGCACAGGGAAGACAATTCCAAGTAGTTCTTTATGGATGGGATAAGTTTGGAGGTCGCGTGTTGGGTGATATATTAGTAAATGGACAAAGTGTTCGTCAGGGTTTAATTGCTAATGGTTTAGCTAGAGAATATTATGGAGAAGCAAAACAAACTTGGTGTTGATGATTTAGGATGGAAATTCCATCTCTATCATTTAACTTGGGTTATTGGTTTAACTTCATTATTTTTTATTTTTAACTGGTGGATTGCTTTTTTAATTATAGGCATGATATCAGTTTATTTTGTGTGGAAATATTAATACTATCTAGGACCGTTATACTTACGATAGTATCGAGGCGGCTGCTGCTAGTTAGACATTAACGCCATTCTGTCTACAAAGTGAGCATTTACTTCTAAAACTATAAATAAATTCATGAGATATAGAGAACTTGTTGAAAACAAAAATGATTTCGTTGATATTTTCAACAAATTTAAGCCTATTGCAAAAAAAGTTATAGGTATAGATTCTTTACCTAAAATAAAAATTTCAAAAGAAATTGATAGTCCGGATCAACCAACTTTTGGAAAATATGATATCAATGCAAAAACATTGCATGTTGGTTTAGCTAATAGACATCCTGTTGACATTTTACGAACTATAGCACATGAACTAGTTCATTATAAACAAGACATTAATGATGAATTAGATAATGATAGTGGTAGAACAGGTAGCCCTCAAGAAAATCAAGCCAATGAAATTGCTGGTGTAGTAATGAGAATATTCAATAAAAAGTATCCAGAATATATAAAAAGCAAACCATTGGTTGAAAGTTTAGAAGACGATGAAAATGAGAATTTACCATCTGTACAATTGGCAAAATCATTGATGCCAAGTGTTTTGATTAAAGTTCAAAAAACATATGATGATTGGGATGAAGAAGACGTTGATACCTATGCTGGTGGTGGAATATGTCATCTTATAGCAGATGATGTATGTGAAATACTAAGTAATAAAGGAATTGAATGTACAACGGTAAGTTGCTCATATGAACAACATGTATACGTTGCTGCCAAGTTTTCTGAAGGTGTTTACACAATAGATATACCATATCATATATATGAAACTGGTGGTGGATATAGTTGGCAGAAAAAAAATGGAATACAATTCGATACACAGGATATTGTATTTTATCAAGCATCATCTGACCCAGATGAATTTAAGAATTATATTGACTATTAAGGATTACATCATGAATAATTGGAACAGTTTAGTTGACACTATAAAAGAGATTGATAAAAATAATTCTAAAATATTAAATGAAAATGGTGGTGTTGCTGCTACGACTGCTCCTCCTGCTTCAAGAGGAAAAACTATTGCCAAGAACGCTGGCAAATTTGGTGCTAAATTTTTAGGTGGAGTGGGAACAGCACTTAGTTTTATGGATGCATGGAATAGATGGCAAGCAGGTGATAGAAGTGGTGCAGTTATATCAGTTTTATCTGGTGCCGCGTATACCAATCCGGTAACAATGCCTGTTGGTATGGCATTAGATTATTACAATGATAATAGACCTGGATCTCCAAATTATGTGCCTCCAGAGCAAGAAGATCCAGAAAACCCTCCAGTTATTTCTGAAGAAGATGATATTGATGTAAATGAAGTTCTTAAATTAGCTAGAAAAATAGCCCCAATGATGTCTACCAGCAGAAACCCAGCTACTGGTAAATTTAGTCCATCTTCTGTAAAACCAGACGATGTAAAAGACATTAAAACTAGAGCAGATAATGTACCACCAATAGATCCTAATGCAAAAGCTCCTGTCGGTAGATCAGTTGTTACTCCTCCTCAATCAACTGGATTAGGTGCAAAAGATTGGGCTAGAACTGGAGCAATTGCTGGTACTGTAGCTGGAGGTGGTAGTGCATTATTGCCAAATACACCTAGTACATCCGCTGCTGCTACCAGCCAACCTACACCTTCTGCGTCAACTCCAACACCAGCACAAACTCCAAAGAAAATGTCTGATTTTGAGAGAGCATTCTTTAATGCTAGAAAAGCTGGTCAACCAACATTTACTTGGAAAAATCCTCGTACAGGAAAAGTTGATCAATATTCAACTAGATATAAAAATGAAACACCTGATCAGCATTTGAAAAAATTAAAACCAATTTCAGAATCAGATCAAATAGATTTTTTAAGAAATGAATTAAAATTTATTGATGAGGCGGCTGTACAACTACCACGTATTCCCCCAAGTTTTCCAGGTGCTAAAAAATTAAACACGATAGTTGATCTTTATGATTTATTAAATGATATTAAAATAGTTAGAAATAGCGATAAAGCCACAGATGCTGTAAAAGCTGGAACTAAAGCCGCAGATGCAGCAGTAGATGCTGCCAAAAACGCAGGTAAAACCCCAGCAGCAGGTGCTGCAACTGGAGGTTCACCTCCGGCTATCTGGGGGACTGCTGAAAGAGAAGCAGAAAGAATAAGAAAGCAACAAGCCGCTGCAAGAGCAGCAGATGCTTCTGCTGTTCCTGCCCCTGCTAGGCCTGTTACTCCTGCTACTACTCCTGCTGCTACTACTCCTACTGCTGGTGGTACTGTTGGTACCACTACCACACCTGGTGGTATAATCGTACAACAAAATGCAGGAAAGGGTGCAAGAACTCCAGGGGAAGCTGCTGTAATTGCCCAAGCTAATAATCCAAACGCTGCTGTAAGGGCCTCAAGTAATCCTTTTAGTCTGAGCACTGGTGGTGGTACTGGTGCTGCTGGTGCTGCTGGACGTGGTGGTACTGCTGGTGGTACCGGTGCTGGTGGTGGTACTAGTGCTGCTGGACGTGTTGGCGCTGCTGGTGGTAGTACTGGTGCTGGTGGTACTGGTGGTGGTGCTATTGGTACTGCTGGTACTGTTGCTGGCGGTGCTGCTGGTACTATTGCTGCCGGTGGACGTACCGGTGGTGCTGCCGGTGGTACTGCTACCGGTGGTGCTGCTGGTGGTGCTGGCACTGGTGGTGGACGTGCCGCTGGTACTGCTACTGCTCCTATGCAAACTACTACTGGCGCACCGCCTACTCCTGTTCAAGTTGGAAGAATTAGTGATAACGGTGCATTAGCAGCGGGGGCGGCAACAGTTGGTGCTGCGGCACTAACTAGTGGAGGTTCTGATCAAGCTCAAGGTTCAAATACTGGTGGTACTGCTGGTGGTACTGCTGGTAGTACTGCTGCTGGTGGTACTACTACTGCTGCTGGTGATACTGGTGGTGGTGATACAATCGATCAGTATACTTATGGATATGGATCTCCGACTGATACTACTGCTGCTGGTGGTACTCCATCTAATGCTACAGTATCCGATGATGGGGAACAGTATGAGAGAGATATTATAAGTAGAACTACGAACTTACCATACGATGATAATGAACAGTATGAGAGAGATATTATAAGTAGAACTACAAACTTACCACCAGCACAGGTAACTTCAAGACCGGGTGATGTAGCAACTGTTAATACAACGTCACAACCAGAAAGACAAGCTGTTTCTACACCTCCGTCTGGTACTGGTCTTAAAACAGGTGGATCACAATTATCTACAGGAAACCTAGGGGCATCTGTGCAACAAGGTTCTGCATTAGCACCAGATTTTGTACAAAGAACTACGCCACAAGGTTTTAATTTCACTGATGCACAAAAGGAATGGTTGTATAGAAGTGGTGGGAAACCCAATATACAAGATCCATATATTATATGGAATATGGTCAAGAGAGCAGGTGGTCCAATGCCTCCTGTATCATACTTTAAAGATCCTGATGATCAAGCGATAGCTAAAAGAATAGGATTTCCCACAGTTGATTTAGGTCAACCAAGGGCTAGTATTGCCAATTTAACTAACGATCAAGTAAATCAACAAATTACTCAACTAGCTACTCAACAACAGGCAAGATCTCAACCAGTACAACAGCAACAGCAAAGTCCACAGACCCCTCCCGCTCAAAACACTGCTGGTCAAGGTTTTAATTTCACTGAACCACAAAAACAGTGGTTGACAAAAGATGGTGGAAACCCCAATATACAAGATCCATATATATTAAACAATATGGTGAGAAAAGTAGGTGGACCAAAACCACCAGTATCATACTTTAAAGATCCAGAAGATCAGGCTTTAGCAAAGAGATTAGGATTCCCAATGAATGAATCCAATGAAGAATTAAGTAGACTAAAAAGTTTAATCAGAAAAATATAAAAAAAATCCCCGAAAATTCGGGGATTTAAAAAGGCTAAGCCTTAAAAGGAATGTTTTATAAAATTACAATCGTTTGATTAATGAATCACTTTGATTTTGCGGAAACGAACTGATACATCTTTTCGGCTGTTTCGAGCACTTGTTCAATACCAGGAAATTTTGGCATTTCAACAGTTGAAACGATTTGATTGGTTTTATCATCTCGTTTTGCTGTCATTTCCCAGCCACTAAACTTCATACTGTATTCAGCAGTAACAAGATCCTTAGCCATATGTAACAAATCAGTACGGATTTCATATCCGTTACGTGATTGATTTACCTTGAACTGAGGCATGTTATTAGTAAAACTATCTTTAGACATATTTTTCTCCTTCTGTGTGAATGTCTGTGTTACCATGTTGTGTAACAGGTACTATTATAATACAGGTTGACTACCTTGTCAACTGCATTTAATACATACCATGCATTTTATGATATTTACGATACTCGTATATCATTTCTCCCCAACATACTATGAATTCTCCTATTTTTTTAAATATAATCATAACCAACTCCTATTATTATTTTGAAAGCTTTTATATGCCCACTGTTTTTCTAGTAATTCTATATCAGCTGTAGATTTAGGATTGTTGTATATTATATATTCTTTTAGAGAATCACCGTGTGAGGTGCTTTTAAAAATATTTTTTAACTTATCTGTTATTGTCTTAAACATTGTGTGTTCCTCTTAATATAATCACTTGTGATGATTATATCATATTTATAAAATTTTGTGCAGTGCAACAATTTTATTTTTATTGTAAATGTATTATAATATTAACCTATTAAAATAAATATTAGAAAAGGATTATATCTTGAAAAAAACGACTCGTAGTATACTTGAAGAATTAAATTCTATTAACATAAAAAAGAATAATGAAGATATAATAGAATCAAGAGCTTTACATATTATTGATGGTGCGATAAATTTATTAAAATTAATAAAAGAAACTTATAGTGAAGAAGAATCTTTTGAACTTGAGAAAAGATTAATAGGAAGTATACGAACTTATAATTCTGCCAAATTCGTAAGAGGAATCAAACGAATTAAAGAAGATAAAGAAACTAAGAAACGTCTTAAAGTTATAGATGGTAATTTGAAAAATGATTCCTAAAACCGTATTTTTTAAATTTTTTACTAAATAATCATATGAAAATCTGTTAGCCAACAGATAAAAAGATTTAAGGAGAAATAAAATGGCAGGAATAGATAGAGTTCACGGTGGAGTTGGTGTAGAAGGCGTTATCAACGGCGTTGCTGGTGCCCAACTTGGTGGAAATTTAAAGTTTTTCTTAGTAACAGTAAAGAATGGTAGTGCTTCAGCCCAAGATCTACAGGGTGAAATGGCTGCTGGTGTAAATGGTGGTTTAGGTGGAGTTGTTGAGACCATCCTAAGAGTTTGCCCAAGTGGTATTTTGGCTTACTATGTTCCAGCATCAAGTGGTGGTGTTATTCATCTAATTGTAGATGGACACGCAACATTTGCTGCTACGACTGGTAGCGCAACCCAGCCTGGTTTACAAGAGATCATTCGTGCTCTAGGCACCGCAGTTCCTACTGCTGGTGGTAGCACAATGGATGTATCTGGAACAACAGTTGCAGCCGGTGCTGCATTCGTAATTTCCTAATTTAATTAACTAAGTTAAATTAATCAAAGGGGTATTTTATATACCCCTTTTCTTTTTTCCATAAATATCTAAAAATTAACAAGGTATATTATGGAATACATAGAAATAAAAACACTTATTGATATTACGCAGACTAACGTAAGAAGAGACAGTGATGAATTAAATATAGCATTTAATCAGCATAAAAACTTTATTACATTACTTCAATGCCTAGAAATTAAATCTATTATTAATTATGATTTTGGACCAACAGTAGAAACAGTAGATATAAAAGATTTAGGATTTGGCTCCTTATATAAAGGTAAAAATAGCGTCTGGACTTTTAAATTTTCTCCAGATAGAGCAGGTGTCTATAAGTCTTCTGATAATAATGAAATTGGATTATTACCAAATGATATACATCAAGTTCCTATTATTAAAAAATTGACAGAAACAATAAATATTGATATACCAATTTTTGATTGTCATGATCCGAAATTGAAAAATATAATTTTTAAGATATATTAATATGAAAATTAAAGAGCTAGTTTATATTAGAGAACAAAGTAATATGGTTACTACCATAGCAAATGTTTTACAAAAAGGAAAAGAGACTGGACAAACTGTTCAATCAACACAGAAACCTCAACAAACAGCTCAGAAAGCTAATCAATCGGGTGCAACACAACAATCTAACCAAGCGGGTACATCACCGCAGCCAATGGGAACATCTGGTACTCAAGGGACAAGCACAGTAAGTAAACCCCAACAAAATACTACGAATATTCAAAAACCAGTAAACATACCTGCTGGAACAAGAATAGATTCAGTTATATCGAATGATCCAAATGTATTAAAGTTTAAGATGGATAATGCAGTATTTTCATTAGATACTAAAGATCCACAGAACAGCCAAATGCTACAACAGCTTCAATCTATGGGAATTAAAAAACAATCATGAAATTATATGAATTAATTTCTGGTATACCGATTGTATTAACTAATGAAGAAAAGTCTTTCGTAGACAAATATCCAACCGCTAGATTATCCTCATTGGATGATCATGATTTGTGGCTAGCGCAAAATTTAGTTAGAAAAGGTTTGTATAGTATAAGTAATGATAACAATACTTTGAAAAGATTATGAACGATATATCAAAAGAAATCTGGGATAAAATTTTTACAATATCTGTAAAAGTAAAAAATAATTTAAAAAATAAAGGTTTCGTTATACCTATACAAGAAGATGATGGTTCTATAAGAATTGGATTTTATTTCATAAAAAAAGAAAACAATTTTTATTCAATATACAATACTTCTAATAATATTGTGGTAGACAACATAAATTTACCACAGTCGGCAATATTAATTGCAAATAGTTTAGCATTGGGTAAGTTCATGGATAAAAATATTCTTGAGCTTGACAGAAACTATGGATATTCTTTATTTGAGGAACAGTTAAAAAACAGATCAAAGAAAAAAAATATTGAAACTTTGGAGATAAGAAAGATGAAGTCTGATATTGCTACTGTCAAAAAACAAAGATGTCTAGGTAAAATTAACGAACAGTTTAACAAACTGAGCACTTTCGTATAAATAATTAAAATAATACTGAGAAAGAACACCAATGAAAACTTCTATTTTTTATTCCAAATTAAATAGTAAAATGATTGAGGAAAACATTAATAAACATTTCGGCGTTAGAGTAAATGTTTCCCCATATAACAGAGAACAACTGGAAGATATAAGAAATAAACTTAGAACAAAAATTTTTAATCATGAAAATGGTTCTAAGTTCAACGATTTGTTAAATAATGAAAGCTACCAAAAAGATAAAGCTATGCTTGATCTTGTAAACACAAGGATTAAAGAAATGTTAGGTGAAAACTCAAATAAAAAAACAGCAGCAAGTATTTCTGAAGCACGTAAAAAAACTGCATCAAAAAAAACAATGGCAAAAAAAGATTACGATGGTGATGGTAAAATAGAAACCAACAAAGACGAAGTATGGGGCAGTCGTGCAAAAGCTGCTGCTAAGTCTGGAAAGCCATTCAAAGAAGCTGTTAAAAAGACCAAACAACATGCCGACGATGAAATGGTCGCAGAAAAAGCTGTTAGCAAAAAACAGCAAAAATTCATGGGAATGGTTCATGCTGCGAAAAAGGGTGAAGAACCTGCAAGCCCTGAAGTTGCAAAAGCTGCTAAATCCATGACTGGAAAAGAAGCAGAGAAATTTGCAAGCACTAAGCACAAAGGTTTACCAGAAAAGAAACCTAAGAAAACTAAAGAACCGGTAAAAGCTAAAACTGCTGTAAAGAAAGCACCTAATAGTAAAGAAAAAAATGTTGAATTGGCAAAATTAAAAAAGAAACCAGTAAAAGAATCTTTATATCGCACCTATGTAAGAATGGTAAACGAGAATATAGAACGTTTATTGAATGAAGACGAGGAAGAAAGAGCCAACACTATTACTGCTGCCGGTGATATGGCAAATGATTATACTAGCTGGATGCAAAAAGTTGGTCAATATCAAACTAAGGTAATGATTGAATTATCTGATGAGATTCGTCATAACTTTGGAGCACAACAATCAATGGCATTTAAGCAGGCTGTTGGACCTGCATTAGCTACAACATTGGCAACTTTAAACGCTCAGCGGGAAGTTATTAGTAAAGCAATAGCTCAATTGGCAGGAGAAGAAACACCAGAAGTTCCAATGGGTGGAGAGCCGGGAGAAGAAATAACTCCAACATCTCCAGATATGATGAATCCAGAAGCGGGAGCATCTGCTGGCCCAGACGAATTTGCAGCAAGCGATGCTGCGGCTGGTGAAGGTGATACAGGTAGAGAATTAAGAGAAAGTAATTATAGAAAAAAGTTACGTGAATCTCATATATTACTTGCTAAACTATCACAATAATGCGTCTATTTGAAATTCTTGATGTAAAACCTGATCCTGGTCCTATAGGAAATATCCTTAAGGTACTACAGGGTCAGGCAAATAATGCCACTAAAAAAGGCGATACATTAGTTTATGACTTTGACACTATTAAGCGAATGGCAGGTAGTGATCAATATGGTATTTCTAATATAGACACATTAATACAATGGCAAAATGAATTTGACCCCAATGGTAATTTAATTAAAGATATTGATGTTGAAAATGAAAAAGTATACATCAAAACAAAAAATCAAGCAAATTCACCTGCGATGCCAACAGATCAAAGTGGATCAACCACTGTAGATAATATGGCGTCTAGAGCCGCTAAAAAAGCTATTTCATCAAAAATTTGACAGTTGTATACATTTATGTTATACTCCGTGTATGACTATAAATCCTCCACCATACGTAAAAAAATTTGACTACCAAGGTTGTGTTCAAATAAATGATCCTGTAACTAATAAAAGATCATATCAGACACCGGAAGGAGAAAAACTTCCAAGTGTTACCACGATTCTTAGCGCCACGGAAGATAAAAGTGCTATTTTAGAGTGGAAAAAACGAATAGGTGAAGATAAAGCCGCCAAAATTGTTAAAGAGGCATCCGGTGTGGGGACATCTATGCATAAAAACATAGAAAACTTTATAACCGGAGTGCAACGACAACCGGGTGGTAATTTGGTTCATGTCCAATCAAATAAAATGGCCGATCTCATCATCGAGAATGCATTCTCTAAAATAGATGAAATTTGGGCGTATGAACAAAGTCTATATTATTCTGGTTTATACTCTGGAACAACAGACTTAGTTGCGGTTTATCAAGGAAAACCCAGTATTTGTGACTATAAACAGTCTAATAAGCTAAAAAAAGAAGAATGGGTTGATGGCTATAAAACTCAGCTAGTGGCATATATTATGTGCCATAATAATACATATGGCACTGATATTAGAGAAGGTCATATTTTTATGTGCACCCGAGATTTACAATATCAACAATTTGATTTATGGCCGAAAGACTTTAACAAGTATCAAGATAGATGGTTGGAAAAAGTAGAAACTTATTATAAGTATCACGCCTGAACTAAAAACATTGATAATAAATGTAAAGGTCGAACATGGAAACTTGTAAATGGAAAGCGGGTTTGGAACGATAAATAACATATTGGGAGATAGATATGGCAATTTTAGAAGTGGCTAGAATACAGATCCGTAGAGGTCAAGAAATACAAAACAAGGTTCCAAAACTAGAACCTGGTGAATTTGCATGGGCACAAGACACTGAAAATCTTTACATAGGTAAAAGAATTGCAGAGGGTGCAGCAGATGATGAAAATACTAGAATCTTAACAGAAAAAGATTTTCAAAGAGATAATATATTTGAATTATTAAATTTATCAACTGCAACTTTAACTAGTCCATATAAATATCGTGCACTTACTCCCCATATTAGTGCCACTTCAGTTACTAGACTTTTACAAGAAAAGTTAGATGAAAGCGTAAGTATATGTGAATTTGGTGTAATACAAAGCTTTACTGCAACTGACATTTCAAATGAGTTCCAAGTGGCTGTAGATACTATATTTAAAAATAGTACATGGGATTCATTGGAAAGAATGGATTCTAGAAGAGAACTAAAAATTCCAGCTGGAAAATATCTTATATCGAATGCAATCGAATTACCACCATACACTACATTAGTTGGAGAACATCCAGAATTAACAGTAATTACTCTTACCTCATCAACAACTAATATTTTTAGAACATCCGACGCTGATGGTAACTTATTTTTGTCTGGATTGATGGAAACTGGAGTTAAACGAGCTAGACAAGTAGTTATTAAAAATTTAACATTAGAATATGATCCAGCATATGCATCAGACAATGCACTAGTTAGCTTTGATAATGTTTTAAATGCTAAACTTGATAATTGTATTCTAAGAACAGCATTCGATTCAACTTCTACCACTACATATGGATTAGTGTCAAATGGTATCGGAGTTGAAATACGTGGAACTGGAGGTGGATTAGGTTCTGGGGATGCAAATCTATGTGAAAATGTAGAAATTATAGATTGTGCTTTCGATTCACTATACATCGGAGTTCGTGGGACAGGTACAGTTGTAAGACCTACAATAGATAAAAGTATTTTTAGTAATTTAAACAGAGGTATAGAATATTATACAATTGATAATAATTTACCAGGACCAACAAATGGGATTATTTCAAACAATAGATTTGAAAATATTGTAAGAGAAGGTATATATGTTGGTGCCAATCCTAATAACTTAAAAAGTAATGTTATTTCAGAAAATAATTTCTTTATACAAACAGGAAATGGAGTTGGGTTGACTGATAATATAACTGCTGCTGGTGCTTCGACTGCTGTTATAAGTTTTAATTCAACTGGAAATAAAAGTATTGATGATTTTTTCCAGAGAAAAAATTTAGCTGATGCTACCACTTCAACTGATTTTTACTATGCCCCTTTGGTTACTGGTAGAGCATATATACTTAATACCGAAGTAAGCACTGCAACTATTGTAGCATCTAGTTCTACCGTATTTGCCAAAATACCATTGAATGGTCAAGATCAACTTATAAAAATAAACTATCAATTAACAAATGATAGATTATCAAGAAAAGGTGAATTGACCGTTAACTTAGCTCCAGATAATATTGGCGCTGTAACTGATAGTTTTAATTATATAGAAACATATGATGAACTTACTGGTCCACCATCTATATATTTTACAACCACATCAACATATGCCAGTACAAAGAATTATGTTTCTTTAGTATGCGTTAATGATTCAATCGAATCATCATTAGAGTACAACTTAAATATAATGACGTAAATGTTTAAAAAATCTATAGAACAAAGATTATCTGATTGGGTGCAACATAGAAAATTAATCGATAGCTCAGATACACCATTTGAAGATGTATGTGAATTTTGGAACAATGCACCCTTTGTTCCTTACAATCGTAAAGTTGATCCTTACAATAAAAAATCATGGCCAACCCCATGGGAAATAATCATTGAAAATAAATATGATGATTTTACAAAATCGTTAATGATTGCTTTAACTTTAAAATATACAAATAAATTTAAAGACACTCCTATTGAGATTCAGATGCTAGTAGACAGTAACGATGAAAATAGGTATAATGTAGTTGTTGTAGATAATAAATTTGTACTTAATTTTAAAGATCAAGAGCCTGTATTTAAAGACTCAATATTAAGCAACTATTTTGTTGAAAATTTAATTCAAATATAAATTTACAAGTAAATAATACTTTCTAAGAAAAAGTAAAAGGAATAATTTTTTATGATTACGGTAGTTAAACGTGATGGGGAAATCGTCCCATTGGATATAAGTAAAATTCAAAGACAGGTTGATAATTGTTGTAAAGGTATTGATTCTGTTAGTCCGTCTATGATTCAAATACGGGCACAACTTCAATTTCATGATAAAATGACAACTGAAACAATTGACAAGTTGTTACTACAGGCTATGGTCAGTTTGATTGATGAAAGCGAAAACGAAGACATTAATAATGTAAATTATCAGTATGTCGCAGGTAGACAGCGTTTAAGTATGCTTAGAAAAGAAGTATATGGAAAATATGAACCTGATACTTTATACAATATAGTAAAGAAAAACGTAGAATTAGGTATGTATACCCCTGAACTTATGGAGTGGTATACCGAAGAAGAATGGAATATTATTGATCTTTTTATAGATCATTCTAAGGATGAAAATTATACATATGCAGCGATTGCTCAATTGTGTGAAAAGTATCTAGTTCAAAATAGAGCAACTGGCAAGATTTATGAAACTCCACAAGTAAGGTATGCAATAGCTGCTGCTACCGCATTCCATGCTGAAAGTAAGGATAAAAGACTAAAGTTTGTAAAAGAGTATTATGAATGTGCATCAGATGGACATTTCACTTTAGCAACTCCTGTTCTTGCTGGTCTAGGGACAACCACTAAACAATTCAGTTCCTGTGTTCTTATTTCTAGTGATGATACATTAGATTCAATTTTTGCCACAGGTGAAATGATGGCAAAATATGCATCAAAACGTGCAGGAATTGGCCTAGAAATAGGTAGAATTAGGCCATTAGGAGCACCAATTCGCAATGGAGAAATTAAACATACTGGACTAGTACCTTTCTTAAAGAAGTGGTATGGAGATCTTCGTTCTTGTTCTCAAGGTGGAATTAGAAATGCAAGTTGCACGGTATTCTTCCCAATATGGCATTATCAATTTGAAGATTTGATTGTTCTCAAAAATAATCAAGGCACTGAAGAAACAAGAGTTCGTCAGTTGGACTATGGCGTTGTTATTAGTGGATTATTTTGGAAACGATTTAAACAAGGGAAGAATATAACTTTATTTGATCCACATGAAGTTCAAGATTTATACGAAGCATACTATAGAGATAGCAAACTTTTTGAAAGCTTATATGTAAAATATGAACAAGATTCATCCAAAAAGAAAAAAGTTATATCTGCTGAAGAAATTTTTAAGAATGGTATATTAAAAGAAAGAACCGATACTGGTAGAATTTATATCGTTAATATTGATAATGTTATTAATCAAGGTTCGTTCGATACTAAACTAGACCCTATCTATCAATCAAACTTATGTTTAGAAATTTTGTTACCTAATCGTCCATTTGAGCGTATTGAAGATGAATCAGGTCGTATAGCGTTATGTACACTTGGAAGTATAAATTGGGGTGTATTTAAAAATCCGCAAGATATGCGTAAAGCATGTAGAGTATTGGTAAGAAGTTTAAGTAACTTATTGGGATATCAAGATTTTCTAAGTGTTCAAAGTAAGTTATCGAATGATGAGTTTGAACCACTTGGTATTGGTATAACAAATCTAGCTTACTGGCATGCCAAACGGAATTTTAAATACGGTGACTCAACTAGCTTGGCTGAGGTAAAAAGGTGGGCCGAACATCAATCATATTACTTGACTGAAGTGAGTGTTGAACTAGCTCAAGAAAAAGGGGCTTGCACTCGTAGTCAACATACTTGGTACGGCAAAGGAGTATTTCCTTGGGAACGTAGAAGTAATGGAGTAAATGAACTAACTGATTTCACACCCTCATTAAACTGGGAACCCCTACGTGAAAAAATGTTAAAATATGGTATACGTAATGCAACACTAATGGCTGTAGCACCTGTAGAAAGTTGTCATTCTTGGGAAGATAAGATAAATACTTTGGACGGAACGTTACCCAATTTTCATGAATTATGTGAAAAGGCTGGATTAAATTGGGAATTAATAGAGGCTACCAATTTAATCGGTCATCACAAAATAGATGAAATTTCTGTTGTTGGGCCAAATGGAAATGCAGATTCTATAACAAGTATATATTATAATGGCATGGCCTCAGTTAATGAGATTATATTTGAAGATGGATCAATAGTGAAACTCACCGATAATCATAGATTGTTGGTTAATCGCAATAATGAGAAAAAATGGATACACGTTCGGGAATTAAATGAAGGAGATGATGTCGTTGAAGTTAATGATTTTGGGGAAACCGAGATCCCAACCTAAAAAAATATTGAATAAAGTAAAAACGAAAGAAGAATTGGATATTCTTCTTTCTGCTGCATCAGACGAAGATATATCTAAATTTTATGGATTGTCATTAAACGACAGAAAAAATATTATTGATGCTATTTTTAGATTCATCAATGATAAAAATTTCTTGTTATATGTTCGCGGGTTGAGTGATGATGAGTACGATCCATCTAGATTCACCGAGTGGTTAAATTATAGAAAAAAACATAAAGCAGTGAGTAATAGCGATGAATACTTTAAAGTTAAATACGGTAATAATTGGGAGTCCCACAAAAAAGAATATTTGACGAATAAACCTAATATATATGATCCATCTTATTGGGTATCTAAAGGACTTTCGGATGATGCTGTTATTGAAAAAATAAAGAAGTTGAAATATGAAACATCCTTGTCATTGAGTAGGTGTATAGAAATATATGGCGACACTGTGGGTAGAGAAAAGCATAAATTTATTCATAGATTTCATAAAAATTATATTGACTATTGGGATGATAGCATCGATGGATTCCAAAAATACAAAAGAGAGGCTAATCGTTGTACAGTAGATTTTTGGATTAAAAGAGGTTATTCTTTGGATGAGTCTAGAAAAATGATATCTGATACTCAAAAGTTGTATTCTGGTCTACACAAAGAATATTGGGAATCTAGGGGTCTTACCAAAGAAGAAATAAAAAATATTCTAGAAAATATAAACACTAGAAAAGATGGTTCAAGTTTAAAATTTTGTATGGATAAGTATGGTAAAAATGGTGAAAGTATCTATAATGAGAGAAGACTGGTGAAATCATCATGTTTTCGTGAATACGGTAAATTAGCAGAAGAATTACATCAAGGATTTAAAGGTTACTCAGCTTCTGTTGATAGATTCACTAGACAGTCGTTATCTAAAATACCAGAATGTCCGGGTAAACGAGGACGTCATAAAGGGGAATATCATCTCGATCACATGTATTCAAAAATGCAGGGTTATCTAGACGGGATAAACCCAGAAATTATAGGAAATCCATTAAATTTAGAATGGATTTTAGTTGAAGAAAATTGTAGTAAGCGTATGAAATGTTCCTTAACACTCGATGAATTGATGGAGAAAATAAATGAAAATAAAAAAAATTAATAGGCATACTGAAGTAGTTCCAACATATGATATCACTACAAAAAGTGGTGCATATGCGTTACCAAATGGTTGTGTATCTCACAACTCATCTGTAGTTTTAAATTCAACTAATGGAATTGAAATTCCTATGGAATTGATTTCAGTTAAAGAATCAAAGGCTGGAAGTTTTGTTCAAGTTGTCCCCGAATATAAAAAATTAAAAAATAGGTATCAACTAATGTGGGATCAAAAAGATTGTGTTGAATATCTAAAAACTGCTGCGGTACTTGCTGCATATATAGATCAAAGTATTAGTACAAATACGTTTTATAATCCTGCACATTTTAAAGACGGGAAAGTTCCGAGTACATTAATTGCAAAAAATCTAATGTTAGGATATAAATGGGGATTAAAAACTTTCTACTATAGTTTAATTAACAAATTGGGTTCTAAAACAACATTAACATCATCTAGTAATGTTGTCAATGAAATAGTCATTCCAGATGATGATGAGCAAGATTGTTTGAGTTGTAAGTTATGAATGGACTATGGTGTTACTTTAAAAGTAAATGGACTCCAGAGTACTGTCAAAGTATTATCAAAAAGTCTGAAAAATATAATTGGGAAACCGCTGTAGTTGGTAATTCAGTTGTAGATGTCAGTATACGTAAAAGTCGAGTAAAATTTATACAAAAAGATAATCCTGATTTTAAAGATGTTTTTAATGATCTTTGGTTAATGGCATTAGAGGCAAACCAAGCTTTTTTTAATATTCATGTAACAAGGTTAAATTTTATTCAAATAGGGGAATATGATGCCTCGGAAAGAGGTGAATATAAGAAACACCATGATGTATTTTGGATTAATAATGATCCAAATCATCATAGAAAATTAAGTTGCTCAGTTCAATTATCAAATCCTGCTGATTATCTAGGTGGTGAAATGAAATTCCATCTAGATGGGTTTGAGGAACCTTTGGCATCTGATATTAGACAACAGGGCTCTGTTATATTTTTCCCTTCATTTATTCCACATGAAGTTACCCCTGTTACATATGGTACAAGACACAGTTTAGTTGCATGGTTTGAAGGACCAAAATGGAGATAATTAAAGGAAAAATTTCATGAGTAGAGAGAATTTTGAAAAGACTTGGTTGGTTGAAATGCCAACAGGTCTTGGAAATTTTGAAACATATGATGCACTTGTATATCATATAAATGACCTATTGAATAATGGAGTAAACCCAGTAGATTTAGGAAATAATATAAAAAAGATTGTCTTATCTCAGACAATTTATTATTGGTTAGAAGATAAGCAAAGCACTATTATATTGGGGGTTGAACTTGAAAAACGCCCTCAAGCATTGGTAGTTATGTTAACTGGAAAAAACCCTAAATATCGAGGTAAACAACCATATGCTAGTGAATTATACAAATTTATTTTAGATGATAACAAAAATTTAAGTATACGATTAATGAGTGATGATTCTTTAAGTGATGAAGGTAAAGCAATATGGGACAGACTGTTCAATATAGGGTTGAATGTATCAGTGTACGATAAACAGAAACCGGGCAAAACATTCACTACATTTAAAAACAGCGATGAAATGAATCGATATTTTCAACATGATGATACTGATTTCAAAAGGTATCAATATGTTCTTTCTGAAATTGGAAACATGCTAGCTGAAACACGATCTTATTTTCATATTAGATTTTTTAGAGAACAAATAAAAGGAATGCTATAAATGTCAAAAGCACAATACGATTTAAAAACAAAACCAAATTATTTAAAGAGAAAAATGTTCTTGGATGGCGAAGTTACTGTTCAAAGATTTGAAGAGTATCGCCAACCAAAAATAGCAAAATTTGAAGAATTACAACGTGGATTTTTTTGGGTTCCTGAAGAAATTAGTTTAACCAAAGATAAAATGGATCATAAGGAAGCCAGCAATGCTGTCAAACATATTTTTACAAGTAATCTATTACGTCAAACTGCTCTTGACAGCATACAGGGTCGCGCCCCGAGTCAAGTTTTCGGACCTGTTATTTCAATTCCCGAACTTGAAGCGTTAGTTAACAATTGGAGCTTTTTTGAAACCAATATCCACTCTAAAAGCTATAGTCACATTATAAGAAATGTATATGGCGTTCCAAAGGATGAATTCAACAAGATCCATGAAACTGACGAAATTATTAATATGGCATCTAATATTGGTGATCATTATGATAGATTGCACAAGTTGAATTGTTCCAAAGAATTAGGTATAATGGTAGACGAGCAAGAACACATAAATGCAATATGGATGGCATTAAATGCAAGTTATGCATTAGAAGCATTCAGGTTTATGGTTAGTTTTGCTACCAGCTTAGCTATGGTGGAAAATAAGATTTATATAGGTAATGGTAATATTATTAGTTTAATTTTACAGGATGAATTATTACATGCTGAATGGACTGCTTGGATTATTAATACAGTAGTTAAAGAAGATGAAAGATTTGCTAAAGCAAAAATCTTATGTGAAGAAGCAGTATATAACTTATATCTAGAAGTGATTAAGGAAGAAAAATCTTGGGCTGATTATTTGTTTAAAAAGGGTGTAGTAATTGGATTAAATTCTGAAATTCTAAAGAACTTTGTTGATTACACTGCCTATAATAGATTAAAAGATATTGGTGTGAAATATAATGAAGACTATCCAAAAAATAGTCCTATACCCTGGTTTAATAAACATATAAACATTTCTAAAAAACAAGTTGCATTACAAGAAACTGAATCTACCAACTATGTTATCGGTGTAATGAGCGAACAATTAAACTACGAAGAGTTGCCTGATCTATAAGGAGTAAATAATGGCAAAGATTGAAACAAAAATTATAACTGTTAAATTCAGTAAATTAATAAAAGATAAAGATAATTCAGATTTTGATTTAAATTCTGAACTAGCAAAAACATTAGAAGAAGTTGCACAGGAAATGTGTGATTCAAGTATTATTGTAGAGGCAGAGGTATTAGAAAATGAGTGAAAAAATAACAAATATTAAAAATTTTGAACATTCTGAAGGTGGGAAAGAATTGTTACCACTCTTAGAAAAATTACACAAAATTGAAAAAAAAGAAAAATGTTTGCGGGTTAAATTTTTAGATTGGTTAAGTAATAAATTATTAGATTGGAGTAAGCACGTACATATGATGGCTGCTAGAATAGAAAGTCCATGCTTAATTGAAGTTGCACCTCGTAAAAAATAAAAGGTAATAAAATATGAATAACATAATTTGGAGTAAGTACAATTGTCCATACTGTGATCAAGCAAAGGCACTACTTAAACAACGTGGAATTGTTTTTGAAGAACGAAAAATCGGAGATGGATGGACTAAGGAAGAACTTATTGAAGAAATACCTACAGCTAGAACTGTTCCACAAATTATTTTAGATGGTAAACTTTTAGGAGGGTTCAAAGAACTAAAGGAATATTTAATAAATGACAACCAATAACACTATTGATAGTAATAGTGGAACTATATTTTATACAACTATACCTAGTTCATCAAATATTATACTGGCAAATAATACTAGTTATAATTACAAAACTATTTTTGATAATCCAGTTATTATAAATGATGAAATAAATCTTAATGGCGACATAATGATTAAGGGCACAAATTTAGTTTCACTTTTAGAAAAAATAGAACAAAGATTGGCTATTCTATCTCCTGATATAGAAAAGTTAGAAAAACATCAAACATTACAAAAAGCATACCAGCAATACAAAATGCTAGAGGCTTTATATCAAAATAATACGAAAGAAAAATAAAATGTTAATTAATAAAGGTTTTACGAGTGGTGATATTGTAAGTTTAAAACTTATAAACGGTGATGAACTTATTGCTAGGTATGATACTAGCGAAGGTGATGACATTACAATATCAAAACCACTATCTATTACAATTGGTCCACAGGGCTTGGGTATGATGCCATGGATCTTTTTAGGTGATAAAGATACTATCACTCTAAAAAAGAGTCATGTATTTACCGTTGTTACAAGCAAAAAAGATGCTGCCGATCAGTATCTACAAGGTACAACAGGCATCGCATTACGATAAATATTAATATGCCAGGAATTTCCAGAGATAATGATAGTGCAGGAGGTGATTTAGTCCCCAGCCAAAGCTCGGTATATGCAAATGATGAAGAAGTGATAGTTGATGGGGATACTGTTAGTGGCCATGGATTATTTCCTCATACTCCTCAAACTATAGTTGCAGGATCTAATAATGTGTTTATTAATAATATCGCAGTTGTAAACGAAGGAGATCCTGCATCAGTTTGTGGAGAACCTGCTACTGGAAGTTCTAACGTTTTCGTCGGGGATTAAACTTTTGTAGAAGTATAATATGCATAGCAATTTGTAGTAGTGAGAGGCTACTATGGTACAACAGAGCCGATAACCAGTTCTACGAAATCTGTTATCCCCACCCTTATTTCTAAATAATAGTATGAATAAGTTTTGGTTTGAATATGTTAAATCTTGTTATGATCTAGTTCTAGAATCTGAAAAAACAACTTCTATAATTCTTGATCATGAAGTAGAAGCATATATAGTTCATTTACTAGCTAAAAACTTTGAAAGAACTGATATAGGCGATAACATAATGGCATTGCAAATAATGGAAGCACTGCATAAAAAAAATAATTCAGAACTATTATCAATTGGTGATGAATGTTTATTGATCTATAGTTATCCATTCAGAAAATCAAAATGGCCAAGTAATGATTATTATAAAGATATTGGAATAATTGCTTATGGCTTGGCTAATCATATAATGGAAAAACATTTTAATTTAGCAAGTAAAATACTATACACTGTATTCAATAAAAATAAAGCATGTCATTAATATGAGTGATACTAAAAATTCAGCGGACGGAAGAACTAGTTTTGATACAGAAGTTGATGGAACATTAGTTAGTTTCTTGAATCGAAATGTGACTCCATATCCAACTGAAGTTGGTGGTCCAAAATTCGATCTTGTTCCAGTAACAAAACAAAAAGACATCATGTTAAATGTTGCTAGAATGCATGCGCAACAAGAGTATGAAAGAATTATGGACTTAGTAAAAGTCCTTCAATCTCAGGCTGCTAAAATAAAACGTAGATTAGAAATTACGGATGCTGTGCATTCAGCAGAATATCAATTTAAGTTATATAATGGAAACATATATTGGCTATGTTATGATAATCTAAAAAAATTTAATAGATTGGTTAAGCATGGTCCGACTGAATGGTTTACTGGAAAGCCATCTGAATATGATTACATATGCAGAGTAAAATGGTTAGGAGATTATACTTGGATTGAGGTAGATGAAAATGGAAAACCTGTGGATTAATATATTTTTAGTGTCTTTAATTGTAAAATTATTGTTAGTACATCTATGGGGATTGTATTGTATTTTTTATGATACAGATAAAAAACAACCTTGACATAAATATTTAAAGGCGATACAATTCACATATCTCAACATTCTAAGGAATATATATGCCAAGTCCACGCAGGGTAAGCCAAATTTTAAAAGGCAAAAAACCACCAAAACCTAGATCATTAAAAGAAATGGCTAAGCGTGTCGTTCGTAGAAAATATGGATAAAATTATAGGAAACTAATTATGCGTAAACTGCCACTAGCTTTACTTTTTGTAAGTACATTTTCATATGGGTATGAAGATATCGCTAGAGTTATCTCTGTGCAACCCAGATATCAAACAATTTATCAACAACAATGCTATCAGGAAAGAGTAGAATCAAATAATAGTACATTGGGTACAGTTATTGGTGGGGTAGCTGGTGGTATTATTGGAAATCAGGTTGGTAATGGATCCGGTCGTGATGCTGCAACTGTTATCGGTGCTATTGTAGGTGCAGGTGTTGGTAATAGGATCGGGGAAGATCAGCGTAAATATGAATGGACTCAAAAATGCAACAACGTTCCTGTAACTATTAAGCGTGGAGAAGTTGTTACATTCATTTATAAAGGCCGTCAATTTACTGTTACTTTTGAAGATTAATTTTTTATAGTCAATTATTAAATTTTAATTGTATTAAATTTTTTTCAAATATTTCCCAAGCAGATTCCCATGTCCATTTTTCGCTACTTTTTGCAACTACATTTCTATCTATTTTCAAACAACAAGAAATTGCATAATCTAAATTGTAAGACAAGTATCCATCTACATTTTGTACGATGATATCACGTGGACCAGTAACTGGAAAAGCTGCTACTGGCGTTCCACAAGCTAAGGACTCTATCATAACTATACCAAATGTATCCCAAGTACTTGGAAAAACAAAAACATCGGCCATTTGATAATATTTTGCTAATTCTTTTCCAGTTTTAAATCCCGTAAACTCAACGTCTTTATACTTTTCTTCTAGATGTTTTCTATATGGGCCATCACCAACAATTATTTTTCTGGAATTTGGATAATCTAAACTACAAAAAGCATCCAAATTTTTTTCTTTACTAATTCTACTTACACATAATAATATAATTTTTTCTTCTCTATTTGTTTTTATTGGTTTAAATATTTCACGATCTACCCCTCTAGTCCATGGTATGATTTCCGTTTTTAATCCATTATTCAATAGTTCATCACGCATAGATAATGTAGTAGTTAAAACTTTACCACTATGTTTATGAAACCATCTGATATACTTCCATGTTAAAAATTCTGGTATACCTAAAAGTTTTTTTAATGCTTCAGGTAACTTAGTATGATAACTAGTGTTATAATGTATATTTTGCTTATCTAGATATAACCTAGCTGCAAAACCCAATGGTCCCTCCGTTGCTATATGAATATAGTCAGGATCAATTTCTTTAATTTTTTTCTTTATATTAAATGGTAGGCTTAATTTTATTTCAGGATAACTAGGCAAAGAATAATGTTTAAAATTGCTTGGGTCTATAAATTTTAATTCATATCCTTTAGATTTTGCCAATTTCGCTAAATTAGTATATGTTGTAACTACTCCATTTATTTGATTTTGTAAATTATCGGTGATTATTAATATTTTTTTATACATTGAGCTTCAATCCTATAGTTCTTAAATTTGAGATTATATTGTAAGCTATTTACACTTTCAATACATGCTTCTAAAGAATTAAATTCTAAACTTATTTTTCCAGGAATATCTCTTGGATTATTAATATTAATTGCTAGAAGTATTAGAATCCACATGATCTTCCTTAACCCAAGTTATAATAAACCATTTTCCATTCCAATCTTCTACTAAAGCAGTACAGCTTTCTACCCAATCACCAGAATTCATATAAGTTATTTTATCTATAATTTTTATTTCTGCTTTATGAATATGGCCACAAATTATTCCATCATACCCACGTTTTTTACAATATAATGAAATGTTTTGTTCAAATTGAAATATAAAATCTACTGCTCGTTTTACTTTGTGTTTTAAAAATTTACTTAAGCTCCAATACCCAAATCCAAGTTTTCTTCTGATCCAATTGAATTTAGAATTTATACTGAGAACTATGTCATATGCATGGTCTCCTAAAAAACTAATCCACGGTGCTATTCTTGTAATACCATCGAATAGATCTCCATGTACAATTAAATAGTGTTTTCCATCAAGACCAATATGTTCATGTTGGTTTTTTATCTCAATCATCCCAAAACTAAATTTATATGTTAAAAATGGTCTTATAAATTCATCATGATTTCCTGCAATATATACAATATTTGTTCCACGTTTTGCGTGACCTAGTATACTACGAATAACATTTGTATGGCTTTGTTTCCATCTGAGTTTATTTCTTTTAATTTTCCAGCCATCAATTATATCACCAACAAGATACAGATGTTCACATGAGTTATTCTTTAGAAAATTGACTAACTGTTCTGCTTTGCAATCTTTAGTTCCTAAATGAACATCACTAATTGCTATGGTTCTATAAGTTTTTTTAGACATATATCATCCTTTAAATAAAAATAGATCCTTTCGGATCTATTAAGCTGGTTACGAATTCCAGCACCACTCAATCATTGCGGTCGATTTATTTTTTATATAAGTTACGATAAATCATATTCATATAATTTATATTTACAAATATTATATATTTTTGTTATTACAAAACTGTGACAAAAAATGACTTTACAAGCTTCTTCAACTCGTGTACAATAACGTTTTAACTAAGGAAAACATATGAAGAAAATTTTTATTGCAACTATGCTAGCTGTTACTGCTATTACTGCATCTGCCCTTGAACTAGGTGTAAACGTCGGTCGTGATTTCAGTGACGTAAACCGCAACTACGGTGAAGTAACACTATCACATAGTGTTGGTCTCGTTTCTGCTGGTGTAGAGTATCGTCGTAGTTCAGTAGGGGCTGATGATCAAAATCGTTTTACCCTCACTGGTGGATATGATCTTGCTAAAGTTGGCAGTGTCCAATTTACTCCAACTGTAGGGGTTTCTTATCTTGACAATAAGACTAGCGTAGATGGATATGCAATGAATGTAGGACTAGAAGTATCAACTCCTCTTGTTGGTCGTCTAGATGGAGTAGTTGGTATGACTTACCAATTTGGCCAATCTAGAGTTAATACCTTTAATGGTGTTAATCTAAGTACTGGGGTTCGTTATAAGTTCTAAAATTATGTAACTTAAAAGAGGCTACTTAGGTAGCCTTTTTTATTTTGTATTTAAAAAATTATAAATACAAGATGCGTTTTTCAGAATTTAATATTACAGAAGATAACAAATACAAAGATATTGTATTTTTAAAACCCGGCCAACTAAAAGGCAGTTATAGTGATCGTCAATTGACTGATCTTGGATTTAAAAAATCCTCAACTGGAACTTGGTATATATCAAGAAAAAAATATAATGAACTTGTTTCACAGAATAAATTAAATGAATTTTATTCAGATGATTTAGAAGAAGGTTGGCGTGACCAATTATTTGGTTTAGGATTAGCTGGTGCAGTGGCACTTGGTTCTACTGGTGTGATGACCGCCAAACAAGCATTGACAGGTCCAAAACAAAATCAACCGGTTGCAACAGCTACTGCACCTAATACTGCACCAGCTACTCAACAAGCTAAACCAGTTGCTACTAAACAACCAACTGTTAATTATATAACTAGTAGCCCAAGAGAAAAATTCTTGATGAATTATGCAAAAAAAGCAGGTTTAAGTGGATATGAACTTGCACAATTTATGGCACAATGTGCCCATGAAACTAGAGATTTTTCACGTTTAGCAGAACAGGGTGGTAAAAATTATTTCAAGAGATATGACCCAAAATATTCACCTGACAGAGCAAAAAGATTGGGTAACACAAAAATTGGTGATGGTATACGATTTAAAGGTCGTGGATTTATACAATTAACAGGTAGATATAATTATCGAATTGCAGGTAAAGCTATTGGCAAAGATTTAATAAACAATCCACAATTAGCAGAAGATCCAGATATTGCAGCACAAATTGCTTTGTGGTACTGGGGAGCACGTGTAAAACCAAAAGTTTCTGATTTTAAAAATACTACTGAAGTTACAAGAACAATAAATTCTGGTCTAAAAGGATTAGAAGATCGTCATGAAAATTTTATAGAATATATTGCAGGTGATGAAGATACTCCTTCCAATATGCTGGAAAAAATGATAGCTAACAATGAATCTGATAAGTTAGACGAATTAAAATGTTGGCCCGGTTATACCAGAGTACGTGGTGTTCCAGCAGGAAAACCTGGTAGTTGTAAAAAAAAAGTAAGTGAACAAGCTGATAAACAAAAATACTTGTGGCATGGTTCAAAACATAGAATTAACGTATTAGTTCCTAAACAAGCACATGATACTGGTGGAGAAGAAGGTAGTAATAGATTTGCTATATATGCAACTGCTGATAAGAATACTGCAATAAAAATGGGAATGACAACCGATGGATCTGATACCGGTATGTTCGACCAAAAAGATCAATTGATTTTATTTAATGGTAAACTAAGACACGGTGAAAATGTCTATTTACATAAATTGCCTAGATATGACAAGAATGGTAAAGATATGTGGGAACCGGGCGGTAATAATAACGAATTTTCAAGTCTACCTCACATAAAATCAATTCATGTTCCCGATGAAAATATAATAGAAGAACCGGTAGATAGACATCTTGATTTAGTTCGCACACCAACAAAAAAAGATTTAGAACTACGAAAATATTATTTAGATAAAGCAAAGAAATCAAAACAAAAAGGTTTGACGGAAGGCTCATATAAAGAGGGCGGATCAATTACCCATGACGGAGTAGAATATGATTTTGATAAAGTTTTGGCTATGGCAGAAACTAAGCCAACTAAACAATGTTCAGTAAGTAAATTGGCATGGGTATTAGCATATGATGAACCGGATATAACCAGATTAAAAAATGCCGATATATCAGTTCCTGTTGTGATTACAAAAAGCAACAATGGTAAATTGACTGTAATTGATGGTCTTCATAGATTGGCTAAAGCGGTTGACTCAAACATAAAATCATTACCGGTAAAGTATATTACTAGTGGTGAATTACAAAGTGCAAGATTGAAGCAAGGTGTGGCGGAAGGTAAAATAAAACTATACACCGATCCTGAATATTATGGTGCAGATGTAGATGATACCGGATTTGATAAGTTACCAACAATTAATATACCGATTGATAAACTTACTACTTTTGAACCTAGTAAAAAGATGCATCAAACGGAAAGCAAAACTAAGATTAAAAGAATGGTAACAAAACTAAAGAAAGGGGATAAACTCCCCGCTATTTTAGTACGCAAATATAGAAAAGGTTATCAAGTATTAGATGGTCATCACAGATTTTGGGCACATAAAATAGCAGATATAAAATCTATACCTGCAAAAATTGTACCAGATTCTGATATAGACGACAACAGTAAAAAAAAGACAAGTGAAAGTTTTACAGAAAATACAGGTGATCCAAAAAAAGATCCAGAAGCATATAAACAATATCTTATAACAACGCTTCCATCAATCATGCGATTTTTGAAAAATGCTGTTAGTGGATGGACTCCATCAAATGAACAAATGTTAGATGTAATTGATGTTGCATATAACGTTATGAAAGATACTGGTAATATAAAACTAGCAGGAAAAGCATTTACTGATGAACTTGATAAGTTGCACAAGATGAATCAGAATGTATCAGAAGGACAATAAATTGTATCTTTCCAAGGGTGAATATAGTAAATTAATACCAGAAAAAATTTCATATTTTAAATAATACACTTTATCGAAAACTAAATATTGCAACCCGTTTCGAAAAGTTGTATAATATAACGTATGAAAACTGCATTAATTACCGGTATATCCGGACAAGATGGTTCTTATCTAGCAGAACTATTACTATCAAAAGGCTATAAAGTTCACGGATTAATTAGACGAAATTCTAGTTATGAAGTAATACCAAATATCACTCATATACGTGATCAGATAAAACTTCATTATGGTGATTTAACTGATAATTTAAACATCAGGAATATCATAGAAGAAGTTTGTCCCGATGAGGTTTATAATTTGGCTGCACAAAGCCATGTTCATGTAAGCTTCGAAGTACCTGAATATACGGCTGAAACTGATGCTTTAGGTGTTTTAAGATTACTTGAAGCTATAAAACAGTATAAAACTATAAAATTTTATCAAGCATCTACCAGTGAACTCTTTGGATTAGTTCAAACTATTCCTCAAAATGAAAGCACTCCATTTTATCCAAGAAGCCCATACGGTGTTTCTAAATTATTTGGACATTGGATTACTGTAAATTACAGAGAAAGCTATAATCTTTTTGCAAGTACTGGTATTCTTTATAATCATGAAAGTCCTAGACGTGGCGAAGCTTTTGTAACAAGAAAAATTACAAAAGGATTTAATGATATCATAGCCGGTAAACAATCTTCCATTAAACTTGGTAACATTGACGCTAAAAGAGATTGGGGTCATGCAAAGGATTTTGTTGAAGGTATATGGATGATACTACAACATCATAGTCCAGATGACTTTGTGTTAGCCACTGGTAAACAATATTCAGTAAGAGAATTTTGTGATCTTACTGCACAGTGGCATGGCATAAAATTAGAGTGGGTTGGTACTGATTTAAATGAACGTGGTATAGATAGCAATTCTGGAAAAACTTTAATAGAAATAGATCCGAAATTTTATAGACCAGCCGATGTCAATACATTATTAGGAGATTATTCTAAAGCTAAAGAAGTTTTAGGATGGGAACCAAAAATGAATCTGTATGATATTGTAAATGATATGTGTTCTACTGAGATGAAAAAGAGTATTTAATATGAATATTAGTATACCAGTAAGCATAGGGGAATTAGTAGATAAGCTTACTATTCTTGAAATCAAATCTAGTAAAATAACTGATGATGAAAAATTAAAAAATGTAAGATATGAATATATGAGTTTAAAAAATACATATGATTCATTGTCTTTAGATCCAGATATTGTAGATTTTTATGATGAACTTTATGAAGTAAATTTAAAAATTTGGGATTTAGAAAATGAAATACGTAAAATAGGACTAGAACTATACTATACGACTGATTATATTAAAGTTGCAAAAATTGCAAAACAAATATATATTTCAAACGATTTACGTAGCACTATAAAGAAAAATGTCAATTTAAAATATAATTCTGAAATAGTTGAAGAAAAGTCACACACTAATTAAATTAAACAACTAATATATGAAATATAACTTTAACAACAGTGAATTAGTTAAAAAATCATATTCATTGGATATGCAGGATATATTTGTAATGACTGCAACTAATGGTATGAAAAATGGAACTTTTTTGGAAATAGGATGTCACTTACCAATCAATAATAATAATACTTATAATTTAGAATCTGTATTCAATTGGTCAGGTGTTTCAATTGATTTATTTGAGGAATATGCAAATGAGTGGAAATTTCACAGACCAAATACAACTTTTTTAGCTACTGATGCATTAAATACAGATTATGAAAAATTATTATCGTATTATTTTCCTACAAGAAATATAATTGATTATCTTCAATTAGATATTGAACCAAGTATTAACACATTATCAGCATTAAAAAGAATTCCATTTGATAAATTTAAATTTAGAACTATAACATATGAAACTGATTTTTATGCTGAAGGTGATTATGCTAGAAATGAAAGTAGAAAAATTTTATCTACTTTAGGTTATGAACTAGTTGCAGGGGATGTACTAACATGTTATATACCCAATCAAATTTCACCATACGAAGATTGGTGGGTTCATCCAGATTTAGTTGATAGGAATATTATCAATACTATCAAAGAAAAAAGTTTAAAAAATAGTGACCCTAGATATTTTCTAGTGTACGATTTATTTCAAATATCATAAAACCAATAACAAGGAAAAAAATGAAAAAAGTATTAGCTTTGGGGAAGTATTACGTCAGTGATTTTATTAAATCAAAAGACGACATGAAGAAAAGAAAAAAATATAGTTTAGATCTTTACCTAGACAAAAAAATTGGGGCTGTAAGACTAAAAGAAGTTGCTCCCGCTGAATCAATGTGGGGGCAATACTGGTACAGAAGTGGTATTAACGCTAGTATGACTAAAGAACTACAAAGTATAGTATCAGAAATAAGTTCAAGAGTAAAATTAAATCCAGGTGATAAGTGGCTAGATATAGCCTGTAATGATGGTACTTTGTTAAAATCTGTACCAGATACTATGAAAAAATATGGTATAGATCCATGTGATAATTCATACTATGCTGAAAGTAGTAAAGTAGCAACGGTTGCACAAGACTATTTTTCATTAAAAGCTTGGCAAAAAATAACATCAAAAACAGACACCGCAAAAGTAATTACCTGCATTGCGATGTTCTATGATTTAGATGATCCTAATCCATTTATTAAAGATTTGTATAAAGTATTGGATAATGATGGATTATTAGTTTTACAAATGAGCTATACACCACTAATGGTTAAACAATTAGCATTCGATAATATATGTCATGAACATGTTTATTATTATGATTTAACCAGTATAAAAAACTTATTTGAATCACATGGATTCAAGATAGTAGATTGTAGTTTAAATGATACAAATGGTGGTAGCTTTAGAATTTATATTCAAAAGAAAAACGCCAATATTAATAGTTTTGGAACAGCACCACTAAGAGATGTATGCAATGTTAGAATCGAAAGTATTTTAGCATATGAGAAGAATGTATGTAATATTCGTGATGTTGAGGTATGGGAAGATTTTGGTAAAAAATTAGAACTATTAAAAACTCAAGTAGTTGATTTTGTTAATAAGGCCAAAAAAGAAAATAAGAAAATTTATGGATATGGTGCAAGTACAAAAGGTAATACATTATTACAACACTTTGGTTTAGATAGTACTTGTATAGATGCCATTGCTGAAAGAAGTCCATATAAGTTTGGACTAAAAACTGTTGGAACAATGATACCAATAGTTAGCGAGGAAGAAATGCGAAAAGCAAAACCGGAATATGCTTTGGTACTGCCTTGGCATTTTATTAACGAATTTGAAATGAGAGAACAAGAATATCTAAATGGTGGTGGTACTTTGGTTTTACCTTGTCCGTATTTTAAGCTAATTTCAAAATAAAATTTATTAAATAAATCTGGAAATTATAATGATTAATGAAAAAATAAAATTTATAGATTTATTTTGTGGAATAGGTGGATTTAGACTAGGACTTCAACAAGCACTGTCAAGAAATAATTTAATTGGTGAATGTATACTATCATCTGATATAAAAAAATCAGCAATAGAAACATACCAACTTAATTTTGAAAAATCAAATATTGAAGATGTTAGAAAAATTAATACATCTGAATTAGGTTCATTTGATTTTTTATTGGCTGGATTCCCTTGCCAAGCGTTTTCATCTGCTGGAAAACGTTTGGGGTTTGAAGACACTAGGGGTACATTATTTTTTGAAGTTGCAAGAATCCTCAATGATATAAAACCAAAATGTTTTATTTTGGAAAATGTAGAAGGCTTAATAAACCATAATAAAGGAAATACTTTATCTACGATATTGGCAATACTTGATCAAATAGGATATGATTTTTCATGGAAATTATTAAATTCTAAAAATTTTGGGCTAGCTCAAGGGAGAAAAAGAATTTATATTGCTGGAGTTAGAAAAGATTTAAATCTAAATTTACAAAATATATTTGATTTTAGTACAAATTTTAAAGCTGTTACTTTTAAAGATATTAGAGATTATAACTTAGAAACACCAAATAGTAAATTAAATTTTCTTTTAAAATCATCATTTAATAATCTAAATTTATTAGCTGGTAAATCAATTAATGACAAAAGAGGTGGAGATAATAATATTCATAGTTGGGATTTGGGTATAAAAGGATCAATCACACCAAAACAAAAAGAACTAATTAATTCTTTAATAGTAAAAAGAAGAAATAAAAAATGGTCCGTAGAAAATGGTACATCTTGGTTCGATGGGATTCCTCTTTCTTTAAATCAAATTAAAACATTTATGGATTATGAAAATTTAGAAAATGATTTAAATGCACTAACTGAAAAAGGTTATCTAAAACAAGAATATTTAAAAGACTATAAAATAATTAATAATGTTAAAACAAAAATAAAAAGGACTGATTTACCAATGGGATACACATTAACAACTGGTAAATTAAGTTTTGAATTTAGTAAAATAATTGATGATAATAATATTATTCCAACTGTAGTTGCTACGGATTCAACTCGTTTGGGGGTAATTGAAAATACTGGTCTAAGAAAACTTAGTCATTCCGAGCTTAAAAAATTATTTGGATTTCCTTTAACATATAAAACGAATCACTTAACAACAGAAGAAATTTTTGATCTATTTGGTAATTCAGTAACAGTAAACGTGATTGAAGAAATTGCCAATAATTTAATTAAATTAATAACAAAACAATAATTATGTATACGACTCTTAACAATATTATATTTTACAATTACGAAAAAAATGGTGACTGTTTTGTCACCAAAGGATTCGTAAAAGATATCATACGTCAATTAGATGACGTTGGTTTTTCTTATGCCCACGATAAGCATGAAAGCATTATCGCAGATGTTGATTGTAGGTTTATTAGAACATATCAAATACCATTTAGAGATGTAAAAAAAGAATTGCCATATATTTTTCATGAAGATAGTGGCACATTATTTATTAGTACATGGATAGGATCATGGAT